TTCCTTGTGGGTTGCAGCATGAATCCTGAGTGGTTCACTGTTTCCACTTTTCCTAGGAACAACAGAGCCGCAGGTCTTGCACGAGAATAACTCAACGCCAACCCCACGCTCTCCTACCTCAGTCACATAGGTGAATCCATGTTGGTACACTTCTGCCTCATTTCGTGTTGAGCAAATCCCCGATCTGAGAGACGCTATCACCGTCGATCTCCCGGCTCCAAACGATGGCTCGGCAAAGCGGCTGGTAAAGTGATTTATCGGAATGCACTAGATCATGGTGCTCCCAGCAGAGCGTGATCAGATTGGAGAACTCATGGTCCCCACCTTCGGATCGGTACGTGATGTGATGAATGTGAAGAAGGTAAGGTGTGCCGCAGAACCTACAGTGGTGGCCATCAGCTGACAGTATCCGCTGTCTCGTTGAGAGGGAAATGTCCTTTTCAACCGAACGGCTGACCAGCCTCTCCCTCTGTTTTGCCATCCGTTCTCGCTGCCACTCCTGAAGATGTTCTTCCGAACAGAAGGATGAGACTCCAAGCTTAATGGAATCCTCCTTCCTGACAAACTCTCTACATCTCTTACACCGAATAACAGACATCTAGAACATCATGCTTGAATTGCGGATAGTACCGTTTCTGTCTACGAATTATAGACGATCTATCTGCGTCGGTGGTCCCCCCACGAAATCCCTCATCTCCATAAAGCAAGGCATCATTCAAGCACTCTAGGCGAACAGGACAATTGAAACACATCTTCAAGCACTCATCTGTGCGATCCGGATCGAAGAACCGTCCATCGGACACTCCCTTGCATAACGCATCATCAGCCCAGGTTGCTTTGGTCAGTGCTGCCACAAGGTCGAAGAGTTTGTCTGCATCACTGATCGTCACCATCACCACTTGTGCCTGAGTGCTGCCTCCTATACAGGGTTTCCAGTCCGCCCCCCTGACGAACAGGTGGATTCCTGACCATGACCTCACCCTCGGTCACGAGCGTGCAGATGAAATCCTGAAGCTCAAGGTAGGCGCCCACCAACTCTTCAGTATCCATCCGAATCTCGATGACCCTGGCAATGGAAGCGGATTCAGACTGCTCACTGTTCACCAGATATGAGATCTCCATGGCTTCCATGGTAAATGACACACCTGTAACTATGACATCTTGTTGCAGTACCTGTTCAAGCATCAGATCTCCACCTTAAAAGTCGGTCGATGTGCATCATCGAACATCGGCAGATCCTCAAACCCCGGCATCAACTGCACCCCACCCATTACATTGCTCTGAGAGGCCCCTATATGGCCGTTAGAGCCGAGTTCTGCCATTTCAGGTACCTCACCTGCGGAAAGTGTCTCAAGCTCGTCTAAGAGCCCCTCAGCTAGCTTAGATTCGATTAGCCCATCATTGACCCCAACAACGCTGGCGCCAATGTTGTCGTAGAGGTACCTAGCTTGATCCGGATCGATGACGAAGGCAGCCTCAACCTTGAAGCTGTTCTGTCTCTTCAGGTCTCCAGACTTAGCTGTTGTAGTGAACTTCGGAGTGCTGGTCCGCGCTGTGACAATGAACGTAACCTGATCACCGTTCGCGATCTCAACCCCATCCTCTTCCTCTAAGAGGAACCCCCCGGTAAACCTACCCTCGTGGATGTCAACTCGTTGTCCATCGAAGAACTCCGATCCACCCATTACCGTCTTAGACATACGCTACCTGCCTTTCAGATTTCTAAGCTAGTGTCACCAGTTTGGAACCTTTGAACCGCCTGCTTCCATGTATCCCCCGCCCAGGCATACTGCTTTTCCTTCAACGCACGCTCAAACAGAGGATCCGAAGGAGGAACCAGAGCAAGAGTCAATGGTGCAAAATGCAGCGTCACGGTTGCATTGACTCCACCGTCTCTACTCTTGAGGATCCTCATGTGAACCTCTTTCTTCTCCTCGTGCCGCTGGATCCCAGGTGTTTGATCTGTGCTGTATATGGACAGCACAAGGTCTGAGGTTTCCTCTACCAACCCGGAGCCACGCATGTTGTCCAGCCTGATCTGCTCGGAAAAGCCGATTTGTCGATTGGCTTGATGCGGGACGAAGATGACCAGACCATACTCTTTCGCCACTGCCTTCAATCCCATAATGGCAGAGCTTGTCCTCTGGTATTCATCTCCCTGATAGGACCTAGCGTAGTATCCCAAATAGTCAATGATGACTATATCGGGGAGCAAACCCATTTCGTACTTGTACTGATCGATGCAGTTCTCTAGTTCAGTTTCCGTCACGCGATTCTTGTCAACCAGGAACAGGTTGTTCTCCCAAAAATGAACCGTATCGACAATCGTTGCACCGGGCTCGTAGAAGTTGTGAATACGATGAGCACGCTCAAACCACTCGTTTCTAGTCTGCTCCAACGACAACAGCAGAATCTTGAGATCTGGCTTGAGTGTCCTCATCCTGTGTATGATGTTGAAGGTGCTAAGGGACTTCGCCGAATTATGAACTACAAACTCGTTAGCAATGAAGTTATGGGGATTATCCAACACCTCTATATCGTATGTGTCTCCCACTCCCACATACTCTATACTAGTAATTTCAGTAAGACCTGTTTGATACAGGAACGATAGAGGTTCATCTGCTGCGTGATTTACATAAACACGATCACCAACAGAGATGTCTTTCAGTGGCTTGAAGCCGTCTTCGGTCATGAACCGATGATCCATTGTGGATTTTATCTTCTTACCACAAACGGTGGTGACCTCCCATAGCTCCTTTTCGCCCGAGTGCCAGATATCCCTCAACTCGACCAATCTAATAGTGCCATCATGGCAACGGCGCTGTACCATAGTGGTAATGTCTTTATTCCATATATACCTTCTGCCATTAACACCAACAACCCCATCCCCTTTAAGCATATTAAACACGTATTCAAGAGTGTAGTGTCTTGAGTCGCCACCACGGCTTACGATGATTTCCGTATCGGCTGACAAGCAATTCGTTTTTCCAACCAGTACAACAACCTGCCCAGGGGTCAGCCCATGATTGAGTTGAGAATCAATCTCTCGAATGTTGAACCTCAGGCCAACACGATCGGGATTGCCCTCAACCTCAAGCCATCTATCCATGGCTTCATTGACCGAGACAAGGAGCCCACCCTTTGACTTACTAAACAACCAATCAAACGATTCTTTCGTCTTCGAGTGATTGACTACCCATTCGGTGATATCGATCTTCTTCTGACCAGGGTTGGCCTTTGGCATTTCGACAACACGCGCTTTAGGCCCCAATTCCTTGGCGACCTTCTCGGCACCAGCACGACCGGCCGAATCGTTGTCGAACACGATGTAGACACGCTTGGCGTCCTCAAGGAACTGAGTCCACTCAGGCTTCCAGATGTTCTCACCCGGAACACCTAGAGCAGAGAATCCGAACTGCTGCATCAGCGCGCAATCAAACTCACCAGCGGTAAGGACTACCGTTTCCTCCCCACGTACTGAGTCAACCCCGTACAGCATTGCTGCAGAACCTGGGAGGGATAGATACTTTCCATCCATCTGCTTGCCACGTATCGTGACAGTGTTTCCAAACTCTGCATACGGAATCGTTATCTTGTTCTGATGAAAGTCGAAACCATGACTATTCACCAAACCCGTTTCTCTGATCTCGTCAACCCCGTAGCCAGCATTGGTGAGGTGGTTCAGTAGGCCACCGTCGGCCCATCCCAACGCACACTGCTCAATCGTCTCGTCCGTGAGCCCACGCTCAACGGTTAGATACGTATACGCATCAAGGTTCTCGGCAAGCCGATCCTGATAGTACTTTGTGGCTGCATTGAGGATGTGAAGCTGCCGATAGGACGGTTTGTCACTGATAGGAGGATCACCGAAGTGCTTCCTCAGGGAATTGATTCCACCCTTTTGATGACAAAGGAAACAGAACCACAGCCCGAATTTGTCAGACTCATTATCTATGTTGATATACAGTCGACCAGGGCGTGATGGATCCTCATCACAGAAGAAACAGGTGGTGTGGACTTGAGTTGATGAGAACTTGAGTGGAAGGCCTTTGGACTCTAGATAAGACACCAGGTCGAACAAGGCTACGCTCCTCAATCCAAGCAGTTGTTACCATCGTGCCCCACCGAGAATCGAACTCGGGTCTCCCATCGGTGAGATGGGTGTTTTTCCACTAAACCACAGGGCGGTTTACGCTCCCACCACAGAAGCGATTCGTGTACCCTAGCCGATCAGAACGAGTCCTCGGTGGGGAATGCTCTGGTCTTCGGTGAACGGAGCACCTCTGCCACCGCATGCGCCTTCGTTCCGTCCTGCTTCACCCTGTTCTTGACCAGGACCTGACACTGCAGGCCGACCAGATCTGGCACCTCGTTGTTCTCGTCGAACTTGAAGGAGAAATCGGACGGAAGAGAATCGACGCCCAGCAGTTCCTGGAGCCAGAAGCGGAGACGGCAGGTATCCGAATCGTTGAGGTATGGCTTTGCAGTCCCGAAGATGGGCTGACCCTTGTAATCCCCATCAATCACACGGAAGCGGAAGCTGACCTCGTACTCATCCTTGATGTTGAACTGAGCACGAAACTCTGGATTCAACTTCCGAAGCTCGACCTTCACCACCTCGCAGTCAACCAAGGCACGCTCAGGGATGACCGGCCACACCTTTGCAGGTCCCTCTACAAAAGAGGTATCTGCTGGCTTCATCATGATTTCCATGTCTGTTCCTGTTCTGTAGGTTCTATCACGGTTCTATCAGTTGGCAGCCTTGAAGCAATCCACACAATGAACTGCCCCAAAGCGGAGCTTTGACAAGTTTACCCACGGATCCTCGACCTGCTTACCACAAACTGCACAAACTGGATCTGAGTCACCCTCCACCTGAACGGCAGAATCGGTTTCGACTTCTGCTTCCGGTTCCGCTTCCGGTTCCTGTGTAGGTTTTGCTACTTCCACTTGGATAAGAGACGAGTCCGCTAGCTCCGGATGCCATTCTCGCATCCCATATATCCGTTCAAAGTCATCTTCGAAGTTGACCTCGAACACCGGACCTAGGGTATGGGTGAAGTCAGCAACCCAACCAGCGGATTCAGATGGTTCGGCCTGGAGAAAGAACCTTTCCTCCAGCTTCGCAGGCTCCTCGGGGTCTCGTGGTGACACTGAACCCTTGAGCCACAGACTATGGGTCAAGAACTGATTTACCTGGTTTGAGAACCCACCCTGAATGGCAGGTTGAAACAGTGAATTCCCATCCACGGTGATGTCTTTGATATTGCAAAGCACTACGAGATGCTGCCTTAACTTCGTCAACCCACCGAAGATTGCGCGCAGTCTCTGCTCCAGCCACTTCCAATCATCGATCTTCATCTCGGTGCGCCCCTGGGATGCCATCCTGTCATCGAGAAGGATGTTCTGGAGCCCATCAATGGTGTCGATCACCAGCGTCTCGTACTGACAATCCTCATCGGAGAGCAACTTGCTGATCTCAAACAGATCATTCTCAGAGTTGACCTTGACGTAGTGTGATTCGTTGAGTGCCAGTTCAGGAAAGCACCCGCCAGAAAAGGCGAATAGTGGTGCTGGGAACTTCCCCGCAAACAGGGTCTTTCTCACGCCCGCTTGCCCTGCTACAAGCATCCGCAACGGAGTGTTCATTTCGTCGTTCCCCGCTGAATGGATTTCAAGAGTCATCCTCTACCACCTTCACAGATTTGAGACTTGTTCCCTGGAGTCGATAGGTTCCAGGATACCTACGTGCAGCAGCCTGAGCGAGCACCCTGAATTGAAGATCATGGATGTGGCTCACGAATTCAGCTAGGTCAGTTCCTCTCGTGGGACCTGGGCCAAGAACCTTGTGGTTGTAAATTGAGGCACATTCCCCCAGTGTTTCCACAAGCTCCTTTTCCGTTGGCGTTAGCAATTCAGCACTCACATTCACCTTTCTGGTTCCCGAACGTACGCTGGACAAATCTCTTGGTAGGCGCACCACCGACAGGAGTCCCCTGTGATAGTTGGAACAAAAACGTCCCGCTCAATGGCCTTCTCCATCTGGTCACAGAGAAGATGGAGTCGCTCCACGTCACGATCGGTCTTTTCCCCCACTTCGTACTCTTTCGAGTTGCGGAGATCGTACCAAGAGGCAACGACCGACGAATCCACAAAGCGAGCAAGCAGCTCCTCCCCGTTCGGAAACCCAGTGTACTTCTCGATCTCTGGCTCATACCCACACCAGAATCCTTTAGTTCTGATTGCAATGACGTAGCTCAAGAACTGAATATCGAAACGAAGATTATCTGCGTTCGGCCGATAGCCGGTCTTGAAGTCGATGATGTGCAAGGTATCTGTGTCTGCATCATACTCAAGTGCATCAACTATCCCTGAGATGAAATGGTTCCCAAAAGGGATACAAAAGCGAAACTCCGTAGCCAACACCTCACGAGTTGACCAACGGTGCTCTTCGTGGAAACCCTCAATGGCAGCAATCCCCTTCGTCCTGTACGCCCCATGAGATGTTCTCGGTGGGTAGTAGTCAGGCTGGATCCCCATCAGGCCGGGCTCGGTCCATACGGTATTGAAGAAGTCGACGCAATCCTCTACTGGCCTACCGAGAAGATACATCTCAATACACTTGTGCACCAGCGTCCCATAACTTGCTGCACCGGATTGCAGTTCAACAACATCAGGATTGTCTCGTGCCATCTTGTACTTGTAAGCACAAGATTGAAACGACTTTAGCAGACTAGGATTGACCTTCATCAGACCTCGAAAGAGCTAGTAGTAGGTTGATTTCTGCTGAGGAACACTTCAGTTCCCTCACGAGCCGAGCAAATGAAGACGTGGAAGGCATCGTTGCTCCATGCTCTACCTTTGAAACGTAGGATGGGGATAGTCCACAGGTCAGGGCTAGATTACGAGCCGAAACCCCCTGCCTCTCCCTGAGGTACTGGAAGCAGTTTCCGAAGGAAAGCTTCTCACCGTGAAGATGTCTTGCTAAGGCTTGAAGGAACGATTGATTTTCCACAATTGAAACACTTCCAGTAATCTTCACCGATCATCTGATACCCACCGTACACAACCAAATGAGGACACGAGACCGCAAACTTGAATTCGATGGGCATCGGCTCTAGCGATTCCAATGGCGTCAGGAATACGTGATCAGCGTCGATCATCTTGCCGGAATGTATCCACCCCCGGATCACACCGTTTACCTCAAAGACTGTCACATCTGTATATGGAGGTTTGGTGTACAGCATCGAAACCCGATTCTCTGCAGAGAGAATCGAGACGGAGTTACCTGCTTGATCGAAGAACCGAATCCCGTTCGCCGTGAAGTTCTTCTCAACATCGAAATCAGGGTTGTACTGTTCGCTGAATGCCTCCACCGCTAACCGATAGTTCTCATCAAAATGCGAAATCCGATCACCGAGCGGCATCGAGCACCTTCCTGATTTCGTCCGGCTTCCCCCCGGCTCGCCGCACCATATCATAGGCACGGCTGAGGTCGAACCACTTGACCCGCCGAGGCAAGAAGGGCTCAAACAGGTGCAAGGTCAAGAGCGCCCAGGTAAGGGCAAGAATCCACTTTAGTTGCGAATGAGAGAGCGAGATACGAAAAGAGGTGGACATCGTATAGTAGTGACGCTTACCTTTTCGCTCGTGAAGAATGAGGTAAACATCTGCTGCAACAACATACAACACCAACCCAGTCCAGGCTGCCTGCGCTGGCCTCATCTTCACCACGACACAACAACTGCGTCAATCTGAAAGGTATGTCGCCAAGGGGACTCAACAGACCGCTGTCTAGATGGCCTGAACTGAGTTATGTAGACCCAGAAAACCTGACCAAGATCATCGGTGATTTTTATCTGCTTTTCGGTAGATGACCACAGGACAAGTGCGTCATACTGATCTTTGGTCAACAGAGTCCCAGACATGGACAATTTCTCTGGAGCGGTCAAGCCCTCAAATACAATCGTTCGACCTGCGGCGGTGGAGTCCTTGGTCAAAGGCCTATCTATTTTTGACCGCTGGAACTCACGTGGATTTATCTGTAGGTAATAGGACTGGGATGCAGAAGGAAGCTCAAACCGCCAAGGAGTACGCATCAACTTATCCGTTCAAGAACGCTGGCCGAAAAAGTATAAGAATGTTTCCAGGGAAATGGCTCTGTACTCTTCCTTTCCAGAGAGTAATTCTCAATGAACACCAAACCTTCTCTCCCTAGGTCATCTAGTAGTTGAATCGGATAGTCCTTCATCATCCATGACGTAAAGTCATCCACTTGCACCTGTGTATACAGGTTACCAGAGTAAGATAAAGTCCCCATCTCTGGTCCAGTGCTATAGAGCACAGTGGACTTAACGAGATCCGGTCCAACCTTGTGTTCACCAGCAACAACAGCGTACCCAACTCGCTTACTTATCGCCCATGAGCCAGCATCAGCATTGGGATTCACCGGCGCATAGTATATGTCGTTGGTTTTCGGATCAGTGAACCTCCACGGAATCCTCATATCAACCCACCTCAGCGTATATCTGAACCGCAACGTCCTCATGCGTTGAAACATTAGCGAAATGTATGAGCATCCACTGCGCCGACGAGATCAACGGGTAAACGTAGTTGTTGCTAGCAGCAACTGGGCCTGATGCCAATGTCTTCTTCGCAGGAATGGTGATCCGGGAAACGACGTGGCCAGCAGTGTCGAACAGGTTGTCCCCACTGATAAGCTCTATGTTCAGCGCATCATTACCGGTACCAGCAATACGCGCAGAGGCGTACCATTCCGTCAGGTAAATGCTTCGGCCTGGGTACCATGCCTGGGTCTTTATGTCGATAGCTGGACCAGACAACGAAAAGGGTGGAACATAAACAGTTTGTGGTCTAGCCGTTGAAACTACCAATCTCGATTCATCCAGTTGAATCATTCGCACGTCACTCACCTCCTACATCGGATTCATAAAGGCATTACCATCTACATGCCACTCAACGATAAGCCTTTGTCCTGGTGGTCCAGTTGTTACTATCCCTAACGTAGCTCCTACATAAAGACTTGAATAGGGAGGACGATCCTCAATAGTCCACTTTATTACACTAGCCGATAGAGTGGGAAGTTTGGCTGTCGTAAGCATGTCCCCCTCTTTTATCTCAAAGCTGCAACTAAGGCTTGGCGGTGCCTCAAATTTGACCGGGAACTGGATGGGAACTTGAGCTTCACCCATCCCATCAAGGAAGAACTTTCCAGAGCACCTGGTCGGGCCTGCACGAAGATTCCCAAATCCAATCGTGTCAGCACGAAAGGAATTGGCTTTCCTCCTGAACCGATCTATCTCGTTGGACATCAGAGAACCCTTGAATCAACCAAGGACAATGGATCGTTACTGTCACTGTAAATCCCAATCCGCAGTTCTGCCATGCCAGGAACCCCTTTATCCCCGTAGATTGTGATCGAATACGTCCCCGGACTCAAATCCCCAAGGGACATGAATCCTCTCACCGAAGGAAGTGCAGCTACTTTGTTGTATACAACATCTTCTCCTACTACAACGACTGATGCATTTTTGAGAGTGTTATCTGTTATAGTCACAGTTTTGAGTTGTGCGTTTGTCATTGTTTCTGGAAGTGATAACTCTGCACGGAAAGACCAATCATAGTTGTCTACCATCGCATTGGCCAATGGCGAGAATACGAACCCTTCATAAGGCAAGAAAGCTACATCTGAGCCCATCATACCAGAATCGAGAACTCCAGCAATCTCGTTGATGGACTCCAGAGTTGGAGTTGCTGATCCTATCTTCACCGTAACAATGAGTGGCCAAGGTCTAACCAACGTCTGAAGATACGGTAGTAAACTAACCCACTGCGAAGCTGTGAAATCACCAGATACCGCAACGCCAGCGGCCTCAAACACAGGAGTTGCTGCTCTCAGGTCAGATAGAAATGCGTTAAGAAAGTTCAAGTCTTTCTGCGCAACCATCACCCCGTTACATGAAACATCATGTCCATCGTTCTTGGGAGCAAGAACACAATTTGGGCCGTACAGCCGAAAGGCTCCCGGCTTATCGGTCTTGAACTTTGTATATGCCTTCAGGAATAGATCTCGGTAACGTGCATAATCCCAACTACCAAGGGTGCATCCAGGGGTTGCCCATGAGTAGGAAGATGATGCATCTACTCCACATTCCAATCCCACATTGTCTCTCCAAACAAGAAAATCTGTAAACGGCGGCGTCATCCCGGCATAGGTAACCCAGGAATTCGCAGCGGTTGTACTAGAAGTAGGAGCGCCACCGGATGAGACCGGGATGGCTCCATTGTTTGTGGTTAGAGAGATAAACCTAGATGTTGACGTGTTGTATGCGTAAGTTAATGACTTCTGAAGATCGACAGGCGGAGGAGTTGCTGGTTGGAATGAGGAAAGAACTTGCCAATTGGGTACACCTAACGCAGGTGGATTGATCTCATCAAAGCCATTCAGTCCATAAGTTCTACCTGCATCAAACGCTGTCACGGATACGGTATCTGCGATCAAGCGAATCTGTGACCCCAACGGTGAGTGAGTAGCATCAGTGACCACTGTAGACAGTGAGTTCCACTCCGCCTTGAATCTAGAGATCCCATCCCAAAGAAACCTAAAGGAATTGGTGTTAGAAGGAGTGATTGAGAAAGAGGATATAACTGTATCAACACCAGTAGTTTTTCTAACGATGTCAACCTTCTGCTGTGATGCACGGGCGAAGTAGGCGGTGGAGGCATCTTTCCACAAATGAAGCTCCACAGACCCGGAGCCGAGTAGACCAACCTCAACGCTGATGCCTGACCCCAGCGGTTGGACCACCACGTTGGGCCAAGTAATCCCCATCTTCCCTGCTACGCCAAAGGTTTTGTTGTCCAATCGAGCGACAACTGATCCGGACAGCACAGAATGAAGGTCGGTGTACAGCGATGGATCCATTGGTCTGGTCCCGTTGGTTGTATACCCGCCAGACACTAGGTTTCCCGAGTTGGGAAAGGCGTCAGCATTGGTCTTTTTCCAACTCACCTGTGGGGCAAAAGCCTTGCCCATGTGTTCCTTGGCTGACCAAGCCGCACCAAGATGAGAGCTTTTGGTAGTATCCAATGCTGGCATCTTACTCAAATCCTCCTCGTAACTGTGGGTTTGCACTACCGAGTCCGTGGAATGGCAGCCCTCTATTCAGCGCCAACTGCCATCTGTCTACAACTTCAGAGACGCTAGCATGTGTTATTGGGTTATAAACGTTATCCGATGTGATAACCCAATCGGTCGCATCTCCAAGCCAATTTGTGGAAATCTCCATAGTATACTGACCACTAACCAAATCCATGGATGAGCTGATGCTTTGAATCAGGTGAATGAAGGTGTCCGATGTGGTTCTCTCAACAATGCGAACCTGACTACCAATACTAAGAGCTGGATTACCTATAATCGTAGCCGATCCGGTTCGCTGAGCGAACCAGATCCTCAGAGCTATCAGCTCCGCCATCAGGCGATTTTCTCTCTCATTGTCGAAGTTGGTGTTCACCCAAGCAGCAGGTCTGACTATGTTCCTCAGAGCAGGAACCCCAGGTCTGATCTCATCGGTGGCAGTTGGCGGGATAAACTTGACCGACTTAGTTCGTGATGGGTCATTGGGGTCCGGGAGATCTGATCCAATGATGACCTCTGACCTCAACGAGTCACCGTCGAGAGAAGCTCTGTAGTTAATGAGATCAATGGCTTCGTGAAGCTCAGGAATGAACGGTTCCGCACCAGGAGTCCCTTCCGCCACGAAATCCCATGACCCATCTTCTTCGTACTTGGCAAAAAGTTTCGTACCCTGAAGGGACCGATTTCCTGGCGCCCAGAAATTGGGGCTTTCGAAATGGAAACCACCCTCTTCATCCACGAAGGTTGAGTAGGCCGTTACCTGTCTCAGTTCATTGATGCAGTCGATCACAGACCGCTTATCCCACTTGTCACCCTTCAGAACTGTAGTTGTAGGTATACCAGTGGATTCGATGTTCCCATTGATTGGCGGACGAGCGGTGACTCCACCAGGACCGGGAGGAAGGCTTGCGGAGTAGTAGGCGAAACCAGCCCAAGCCAAAAGGTCTTTGACTATATCAGAGCTATCCTTCGTATTGCCATCATGCCAACGATAGCCGCTTCGATTCTTCCATCCCGGCTGGCCCCAGTACTGTGCGTCGTACCCGAGCACAGAACCATCAGCGATGAGAACCCAGAAGCCAGATCCATCCGGATCACGAGAAATCCCCCAGGCCAATGCTCGGAAGAAGCTCCAATCTTGGTTGGCACTCGGGAGGGAAACTTCAGCCATCTGGGTGTTGTGTTGGTAGATGTAAGAAGTTCCACCTTGTCCCACTGCATCACCAAACGCAGCAATGTGCCCGGATGGGAACATCAACCAATAACCGTTTCCGGACTGAGTTGTCTCAATCTGCATGGTCCACTCATATGGTCCGATCTTGAAAGTGTTGGACATCCCAGGATTGAACCAACGATTCTGTAGCTCCCCGAAGAACCCAACATCACCATATGGGAAAACCTGTCCGGACCCATCTGCCGCCCAGAACCCCATCTTAGTTGGATGCCCAACAATAGATGTGCACCTAAAATACGTGTCGTAAGTCGCAGGACCAGTCCAACCGACATCGAACCCCAAGGGGTTACCCGATGGATACAAGTAGATGTAATTCAAAGGAGCCGCGTTCATGAAGTTCGTTACGTTGGTGTACGGTAGAACAACATAAGATGGTGAAGCATCACCAAATCCATGAATAACACCATTTGAGTATGCAACCCAGTAACCATTCCCTGTATGTGTAGAAGCTATCTCTACCGCCTTGATCCCATCATTGTAGGGATGGCACCCCACGTAGACCTGACCATAGTGAACCGCAGCACCGTATGCATGAACTACACCTGTATTATCTAGGGTCCAGTACCCCTTTCCGGAAGGGTGTGCTGAAATAGATAGTAGATGAATGTTGTTCTGACCCCTGATGCCAGCGGAGTAAGCCAACGGCACAGGGCCGTATGTGGATGAATCATAATCGGCAGCATCACCAAAACCGTAGATGTTGCCTACATCATCAGCCACCCAGTACCCGCGAACCGGATGACTGGCCATCGCATAGGTCCACATAACCGACTCAAATGGGGCGAAGTAATCCGGTACCGGCGCACCGGTGCGAGAAGCTATGACCGTCCGGAGACCAGAACGATAGTAGTTCCCAGATTCACCGACAGATGAGTACTCAAACGTGGGACCAAGTGTGATCCTCACCTGTGTAGCGGTAACTGCGCTATCAAGTTGCACACTCAACTGACGTTCGTATCCATCAGGGATAGCGTATGGTACCTGAATTTTCTTGAGGTAAGGAACGTTTCCCTGCCCAACCTGAGGCACAGTATCAGAGCCTAACCAACTGCTCCCATTGTAGACAGAAATGTATGCTGTGTAACCACCAGCCCATGGCCTGAAGTGAACCGTGTCAATCACCTGATTTCCACCGACGGGCTGGAAACCCCACCAGTGATAGTTGGGTCCACTAACTGGAGTTGCTACAGCAGGTGACCACGAGAAATTAGTGACGTTATCATCCGCTGCCTCGCTTCCATAATGACCAGAGATGGATCCATTGCCAAAGCTGCTGTTGAGATACAGCAACCGGACTTCCGCTTGAGATACCAACCCAACGCCTGTTACTGGCTTGGCACCAAAGGGTGAATCAAAGGCAGAGAGCCCAGGGGGATAGTACTCCAATGGGTAAAGTGCCTGAGGGATGAGTGGAGGATAAACGACCTGCTCAAGTAACAACCTACCAACATCTCGACACTCTATCTGAATCTCCCCATCTGAGCCACTGGAAATGTGATCGACCAACCAAACACCGGTAAGCATGATCTTGTCTTGATCTAAGGCATCATCAAAGGAAAGGTCGTGTCCACCATATCCCTGTGCCGTCCGGAGCAGCGCATTGGGAACGATTACGTTCTTCCACTCGAAGTCGGGGAGCCAAGTCCCATCTCTGCGCTTAGCACCCTTGGCTACGGTTTGACCCCACAGAACATTCGACTCGGCTGACTCTCCGTGCTTGGGCCAAAAGTACCCAGGCTTACCAAGTCTCGTACCCAACTCTGGGACAATCGTATTCCCCTCATGGTATTGACTCAGAAGGGTAATGCTACATGTTGCAATATCCTGAGTCGAGGACCGTGTGATCTGAATCGACTTTATCTGTGGAATCTCCACCTCGAACTGATTGTTGGCCGAGTCCTGAAAGTACCTATAGGGGCCACGAATGGTATTCCCATAAGTGGTGGTTGTTGTTTTGAGCACCCAATCAGGCTCAACCAAAACCCTGCCAGCAACACGACTCTCCCCTACGAGCTTACCTGTAGAGACCACATCGAACATGTGCTTGTTTGCTCTCATAACCCTAACTCCCTTTGGCTATCAGTATAGCCGTGCATCAGCACCGGTGACCCCATTACCCATCGCCTGGTTCAGTACATTGATGATCTCGGCCTGTGACATCCCGTTGGTGACAAGGACTTGGATGTTCTGAACCCTGTTATCCTGATAGCCAACTGCTGCGCCGGACGATGATACGCTCTGATCCAGCCTCCTCACCTCATAGAGGGTCGGGAGAGCGAGGCTGGTGGGAAGGTTCATCTGGAGACCACCAGCGATGTCGTCCTTCAGGCCCTTGATGGTCAACTCAAGATCCTTGAACTGCTTCGTACCTGGCAGCAGCGTGGACTTCAGCCCCTCTAGGTAGTTGATGTACTCACCCTTCGTCATCTGTCCCATGTCATACAGGAACTTGTAGTCATCAAGCTTGTCGTTGAATGCTGCATCGAACGATGCCTTATCCGCTGTGATGACCGCCGCCTTCAATCTGTTGATCTCAGCGTCTCCTGGACCACGACCTTGTGCTGACAACGAAAGTGCTTCGCTCAGTTGCGCACGAGCCTTCTGTGCCGCCACCTGAGAGGCACCAACGTCGTCCCCCATGGCCTGAAGTTCAGCCTGCCGAAGATCGAACATCGAGTTCCTGACATCCGACATCGCCTTCTGAAGTGACTTCTGCGCCTCAATCGCAGCTCGCTGTGCTTCTATCTTCTGATCCTCATTGATAGCAAGATCCTTCAATCCAGCAGCGGTTTCTACATCCATTTGAGCATTCTTGACTGGATCATCGGATTGAGCTTTAGCCAACTCTCTCAAAGCCCGCCACCTAGAGATTATAGACTCCCTGAATGCATCCTCTGCCTGCTTGAGCGCAACCTGTGCTTGAGGGATCTCGTCGCCCTGGGCATTCCTTAGGTTGAACTGTGCAATCCCAACGTCAGCTTGCGCACTGAGTACACTGTCACCCTTCGTCTGATATAACTTATCCCTTTGCATTATGTTACGTTGCACTTCAAGCTGGCTCTGTCTTATGTTCTCTTGTGCAGTGATTATACTAGCTTGAGCTTGCGCTTCGGCGACCTCATCGTTCTCAGCTCTAGCCTTCTGTAGATCGGCCCGCGCTTGATCCAGATCGAGCTTAGCTGCACCGACAGAATCATGTCGCGCCTGTGCTGCTGCCTTTGCAACTCCTCTAAATGCGTCAGCCTTGGATTTAAAGTACTGATTAACTGCGCGCTGTGCGTTGTTGGCCTTCGCCTGGGCATCCCTAATCGCATTCTCATCGTTGGGGGTGAGCGATTGGAGTATACGCAATTCCTCATTCGCACTATCAAGATCAACCAATAGAGCCGCTAAACTATTGGGTCCACTTTGTGACTTCAGTAGATTGGCAATTGATTGACTTCTCTTAGTTAGAGTCTGAACGGCCTGATCTGGGGACGGAACTACCTTACCAGTGATATCACCAGGAAGTGTTCCAGTTGTGTCAATGGTGTTTATCCAGCCCTCAACGGTTTTAGCAGCATCCTTCGTGGCCACTGCCTCAGCAGAATTACCTTTACCCCTGCGGTTTTGATTGGCAACGGCTGCGTCCAGATCAGCCTTCTTCTTCACCAGGTCTTCGCGAACCTGCGCAACCGTCATAGTTCCGGTTTGCATACCTCCAACGAGGCTCTTCACGTAGGACTCGGCGGTTGCACCAAAGACCTTCCGCCATTGCTCGTTGAACATCTCCCAGTTCCCGTTCAACTCATCCATCGCACCGATGATGGCGGCGGATCTCGTCTCAACGCTAACTGGTGCACCCTTCTCTATGATAGACCTAACTTCATCTATTGATCCGGCGTTCTCTATTGACTTCAACAGTGCGGCCTGTTGCGCACCTATGAGTTGCTTAACGATCTCTCTACGATCTTTACCAGCCAACTTCCCGCTGTTGATCAACTCCTGGTACTTCTGAACTTGGATTGCGGTGGTTTCTGTTTCTCCCAAACCCCTACCAAGAGTCAGGGTCTCAACCTGGATGTTTGTCGAAGCGATGGCTTGCTGGGACTGCTTCTGGTTGAAGTCCCTTATCTCCTGAGCAAGACGCTGGAGTTGATTGTCTGTGCCAGATGATCCAATGTTCTTGCGAAGATTCTCTATGTTACGTGCTGTTGCCTCCATGTAGGTGGCGAAACCAGTAACTCCACTCTCGTAGTTCTTGCGAATCGTAGCAAGGGTATTCGATGTCTTGTCTACATCGAGTGCCTGCGTTGCAACTGCATTGAGTCCACCGTGTTTTACTCCGTACTCAAGTGAGTGACGCGCCTGATCTATATCTGTTTGAGTAAACTCATTATTATTACTGTCTCTAATCTCGATTAGCCTATCTTTAGCACTCTTCCCACTAGAAAGTGCCTTAATCACCGCAGGTGTCAACTTAGACGGTTTTACTCCAGCAATTTTTCCAAAGGTATCTAGTCTAGGTAGAATCGCATCAATTTGCTTTCCAGTCCACTGGAAACCTAAAGCTACCCTTGTATCTACACCTGGCTTAAGTGATGAAGCTATATACTCTGAATTGTCGCGAATGATCCCAGTTATCTCTTTATTAGCTATATCGGCTCTGGCTCGTGCTCGCCTAGTTGCCAAACGTTTTTCAACTGGATTGAGTCCCGGCGCAACCTGCTCAGGCTTTAGTTTAGTGCCCTTATCGATAATGTCAGCAAATAATTGAGCATCAAGAAGACCTGTTTGCTTTCTTTCATCTGCTGTGACCTCCCGACGAGCCAACTCCGCCTTTAGTAGATCTCTTTCCCCGAGAAGCCTCTCTCCGGTAAACGCAGCATAAATGCGCGCTAGAGTCCCAGGCCCCTTGTTGAATTCTGGATCCTTTGCCAGTGCCTTAAGGTCTGTGGCTGTTGTTTTGCTATCCCTAGCCCAATCAGCAATCTCCTGAGCGTGTTTCTTCTGGTGCTCAAGCCCAGTCTTTAGTGCTAAGTATGTACCACCAACAACCGCTAAAGCTGCAGTCCCTACACCTATCGCGACTAGAGCAGTGGAACTCATCCCTGCAGCAGCAGCACTGAGTCCACTCGAAAGAGCACCCAGTCGACCTGCCCCAGCAGCATCCTCTCCAGCAGTGAGAGCTAAACGACCTGCATTAGAACCTGACTCCATTATTCCTTCGGTAGCACTAAGTACCCCAGCACCACTTCTAGCCGCTCTGTAGGCTTCGATGCCAGCCCTGGCTCTAGCACCAACCTTACTAACTGCCCGCATCCCACCGGAAAGCAAATACATCTCTGGAGTGACAATTCTATTCCCACTGGCATCTCTTGCTCTAAGCATCGCCGACTGAGAGAAGAGCGGAAGTGAGCCTGTTACCGATTCACCGCCGATAACCACACCTGATGCCCGCATGACATTCATCAATGCCATACCGGTGTTGATCATCCTGGCTGTTTCGATTGCCTTTATAGAAGCCTGGAAGCCCTTCGAAATCAACGCCACCGACCCAGCAACAGCGGCTAGCTTCATCGGCCATCCACCGAAGAGATCATTGATGTCGCCAACAACACTGAAGACCCTCAGGAATACGTTGGCTACAGCCTGAATCTCTTTCAGGACCACTGACATGATGGAACCAAGTCCGCCTTCGAACACCTCAACGAACATCTGCTTCATTGTCTCAGTGATTCGCTGAATCTCGTTTGACAGAGTTCCACGCACTGCCTGGAATCGCTTTTCTAGCGCACCGGTACTCTCCCCCTCCTCTCCCGCCTGCTTGTAACTCTCAAGCAGCTTCTTGTTCTGGAGGATGGGAATAAGGATCTGAGCTTCACGTCGGCCACCTAGTAGGTTGATGACGAGTTCTTTTGAATCCTTACTCATCTTATCGAATGCGTCGGCTAGCCCAAAAATAATACCTTTTGTATCGCTACCCTTCAGTGCATCAATAAGCTTCGGCGATCGGAATGCCGCATCGCTATCTGCTAGCTCCAATAGTTGATCCCTGTTCTGTGCGACCTGAGGGAGAATCCGGCTTAGCCCTTCAGCCAAAGCCGTTCCAGACCGACCAGATCTTTGCTGCGCAGCGGCTGCAATCGCTGCAATCTCCTCAGCGGAGAACCCGGCCTCTTGAGCAACCGGAGCCACGTCGCCAAGGAATCCAATCGTTTGCTTGGCAAGAACACCAGACTTTGACTCTACACCAATGGCGATATCGCCAATTTCTTTGAACGTCTTACCAAAGGCTAGAGATGTAGCGGTGAGTCCATCAGTAACTTCTTCAATGCTCAGTCCAGTAGCCTGCGCCAACTTGGCACCAGAAGCGGTTTGCTCATTTACCAGAGACTGACCCTTGAGTCCACCAATTGGCTTTTGGAGATTTCCGAAGGCGCCCTCAACCTGCAGTGCGAATGTCGCAACCTTATCAGCCTGAAGCCCTGTGTCTCGTGCTATATCAAGAATGTTCCGTTTGAAGTTAGAGAAGATCTCGTCGGATCCTGATCCAAATGTAGCCTCCATCTGGTCATGAATCTTTGACATGGCGAACTGGAACTGCTCAGCCTCATGCAGGCCACTCATGAGCCCTCTGGATGCACCGAACATAACCATGCTCGGTAGCCCATACCTCAATGTGGCCATAGCACCGGTACCAAGGAACCCAAGAGGACTTGAATCCCTGTTGTGCTTCAGCGAATCGACGAATCCGCCGAAGAACCCAGGTTCCCTGCCTCCGCTGCCACCGTAGACTCCACCAAGTCTGCCGCCACCGCCACCACCGGAGCCACCACCAGAGCCACCTGCTGCTCCAGCACCACCAGCACCTCCACCGGTTAACTTGTTGAACTCTGCACCGACCTTAGTTGCCTCTTCTCTGAGCTTCTTGAACTTCTGAACTGCGGCGTCATCGAGTGGATCGACCTTCATCCGACCAAGGTGTTCAGTGATCCTCTCGAAGTCCGACCATGCCTCACCAAATGCAGCCCCACCAGCCTCCCGACTGCCCATCCCGAACAGATTCTTTGTGGATCCGAGATCTGAACGAACGCCAGCGAGCCTCTTCCTCAGGCTCTCAACGGTCTGCTCTCTTTCCCACCAATTCTCAGACGCACCAGACCTGCCAGCACCAGCACCAGGTCCTGTCCGTCCCTGCTCTGCCCGACGATAAAGCTCTACTGCCCGAGATGTAGACGGGGGAGCGGATGGTCCGACATAGGGACCCCCTGATGGACCAACTTGCAGGCCCTTGAATAGATCGGATGGGATCTTTAAGTCACCCTCTGACAAGGGTTTAGCTAGCCTACCTCTTGCTAGAACACCCTGAGCCCGACCCTCCAACTTGTTAAGAGCGGTAAGAACCTGCCCGGTCTCAAGCTTGGCTTGGTCAGTCTGTAAATGAAGTGGGACAACAGCGGCTGCTTTACGAATGCGCTCAATCTCCGCCAGAACATGCCTTGCTGCAGCAACTGCCTCATCCCCACCTAAACCAATTCCGACCTGAAGAGACTGAGCCAGTTTCCCACCGATGTTCCCTGCCGGAGTAACGTGAACGCCAGATCGTTTCAGGTCAGAGAGACCAAATGGAGTCGGCGGTGGCTCAGCGGATGCCGCCGTCGGCGGAGTCTTAGGTGGGATCCTCCCCCCACCTGAACCACCTACTAATGGAGTAGGTTCACCGAAAAGGTTCGGGTTAACAGTCAACCCACTCCTGAATTCAGCTTGCAGCTTGGCCACCCAAGCATCTGCTGGTGTGGGTCTAGCTGCGAAAGTAGGTGGCTCCTTCGGTGGTTGAAGTGGTGCAAACTGTTCCTTAAGTGTTCCACTCACAACGGGTGCAGCAGCAGCAATGAGCATAGGAATAGGCTGTGCTGGCTGGGCTGGCTTCCCGAATAGATTTTGATCAAGGACGAGTCCATCCTTGAATTCAGCCTGTGCTTTGGTCAATGCATCAAGATTGACTCCTGAAACAACGCTGTTTGCTTTGGCCGCAAGCTTATCTAGTGCACCATTTACAGTGGCTAGCTCCTCACGCTGTAGATCAGTGAGGAACGAAATAGGAATCTTGTTTGCCCTGGCACGAATCTTCTCAACTTCAGCAAGAACAGCCTGAGCACCTTGGAGTGCTTCACTGTTCTGGCCGAGAGAAAAGTTCCTTGCTGCACTGTTGACACGATCAGCCAACGGACTAGAGAGTAGGTTCCCGGTCTTCCCTACCTTCAATCCGCTTAGTTGTAGGTCCCCGAGGTTGAAAGATCCTTCTTGCGCATAGGCTTCACGCGCTTCTCTCCCCCTCTGGGTTACCGTTACCAACTCTTTGAGTGCATCAAACTTGGATTGAGTGATACCCGGAACCTTGAGCAGACCCCTGATGCTCTTGAATGCATCAATCTCAGACCTAACTGCAAGAATTGCTTTAGCTGTAGCAGGACCGATCCCAGGAAGCGTTGTTAGTTGCCCTGCATTGGCCAGGTTGAGATCTAGCTTCGGCTGAGCTTTCCCTCGTTGCTGAATAAACGCATCGAGATCGAAGGCACCGGTCTGCCCACGATTATTCTGCCAACGGTCTTTCGCTGTCTCCTTAATCCGGGAAATCGTATCTCTGAACCGAGAAACCCAACTCTGCCTCGGCGGAACCAAGACTGATTCACTGATTCTAGATTCAGCCTCAACACGAAGTTGTTCAGCCCTAGCAGCAGCGGCCTGACGCTGCCTCTCCGCAGCTACCGCTGCCTGTCTAGCCGCCTCCTGTCGCCTTTCGGCGGTTACATCTCTCCCAGTTGTCTCAATGGGCTGACGTGGCTTAGGTGCTGCTTGTTTGCCCGCTGGAAGCGCCTGATATCCAGACCTGTAACCGGGAGGCAGAACATCGCTGGGCTTAAGTGCACCAGCCTCGGCTGCTTGACGTAACCTAGCCTCTTCCTCAGCACGCTTTTGCTCCCTCAGGCGTCGAGCATAGTTTTGTGCGTAAAGCCTCTGCTCCTCAGCTTTACGTGCTCTGGCGTCCCCTTGGGTAGAGAAACCTCCAGCACCAAGAGCGAAAACGTTTCCACTGCTAGGTAGAACTGATCGGTAGAATATCTCCCCTTCTGCCCAGGCTCGTGCTGCTGATCCAGCCCTTGGAAGTGCACTCGCGTTGGGAATAAACGATCCACGCGTTAAGGCTAACGGCGGAACCGGACCCAACGGGATCGGCTTCCTGCCTGGAGGAAGTACGCTTGCCGCTTCTGCACGATGCGCTGCCGCTGATCGACGCAACGACGCTGCGTACTCACGCTGTGCCTCCGTCTGGAGAACGAGGGCCTTCGACCCCTGAATTGGGACGAGTTCTTTTGATGAAGAAGTCTCTAGTGACGCTGTGGCTGCTTTTTCTAATTCTCTATACTCATTCAATCTCCGACGGTAGGCTGATATCTCCCTGGATTCCAACCATTCTTCCTCGTCGCCAAAAGGAAGTTTTCCAACGACTCGAAATCCGGACGACGATCGTTTATCGCCTTCAAAGTTCCCACGACTATTCCCATTAGTATCATATCTTGGATCGTTTTCAACGTGTCCAAGCGGAACAACTTTCAGAACGGCTGGGAATCCCTCCTCCCGACTCTGCCAGGCCATTTCTGCATAGGCTCTAGCTGCGGAAAGATCGGTGGTAGCATATGCGTACCTTGGGTCAGTCACTCCCGGATGAATGGGTGGGCCACCTGATGGCCGAATGACATCAGGTGTCTCCCGGAAGGGACTAAGCGTTGTTCCATGATAAAAGACTCTAGTATCTAACCCCGGACCCATTGGAAAAACACTGCCGCTGCTAGGCAAGGTTCTCCGCATGCTCGCTTCGATGGTTTTTTGCAAGAACCGATCTACATAGCGGACGATTTCAGTATTGGCACCCCAACCCTGCGATGGCAAAGAACCAAAGTTCGGAGGCATCGGTGGTGGCGTAGATAGATAACCACCACCGTACCCACCGTACGATCCGGTACCGCCACGCCCCAAAGGCGGCGCTGGTGGTGGCGGTGTATGGATAACCTGCTGAACAACAGGCTGAACAACAGACTGAACGATAGGTTGAGGAACAGACGCTGACGCTACAACCCTTGGAGCAGAGGCTGCACTGTTGACCGCTGCAAGCTGTCGCTGTTGAGCACTGATCAACTCTCTCTGAAGCGATTCCTGCTGAGCCATGAGACGCTGGTTTGTCCCAGCGGCGACCGCTGCCACGACCCCACTGAGCGCAACCTGCGGGAAAGAAACCGCCGCCTGAGGAAGAGCCATAGGTGCAGGACGTTGAATGGGTTTTGGTGGCTGAGGAACAACAACCGGTGCAGCAGGGGACGAAGGAATGATCGGCGGTGCAGCGGGACGTGCAACCTGAGCCTGCATCGGAGTTGCAACCGGAACAGCACGACGCTGTGCATCCTGAAGTTCTAGCGCATACGCTTGAAGAATCTGGTTTTGTATAGCTTTCTCACGAGTGGCAAAAGCTTCGTTCTGCCGTACACGACCCAGCGTAATCACAGCGTTGCGTTCAATCGCTGCCTGTTGCTTCTGCTGCGCCGCCTCAAGCCCAATCATCGGAGCCTGCTGTGGGACGATGGGCCGAGTGACGGTCACCCCTGCTGGGGGTGGAGGAACAGATGGACTCTGCACCGCTGCTACAGGCTGTTGCCTCAACACCGTCGTCCTGAGTGTGGACGAAAGAACCGCAATCAGTCGATCTGAATGCTGTGCCTGTTGAGCGACGAGCGTATCAAGACTGCGTTGAATCCCAGCAAGCTCACGCGACGCATTGAATCCCGCAACTTGTGATTGGGATGCAACCGCAGAGGTAGCGGACTGTCCTTGTGCTATACCAGATCCTGTGCGTGCAAGAATCTGCTCAATCTCACGCTGGAACCGCTGAGTAGAGGCGATTGCTGATGAGTAGTCGACACCTACTTTAATCAGGAAATCTTCACCAGCCATACGCCCTCGCAATTCCTAGAACTATTTATCTAACGGAGGAATCACTCCTTGAATCTACTTGCAAAGATGTTCTCATCCCACGCTGAATTGGAGTCGTTGTTTTCGTATTCCTCCGCATCTTCTGGAGTGCCATACTTAGATGCCCTCTTAGATTTCACTAACTCAAAATGCTCCTCCAGTTCCCAATCCAAGTGCCACATCCATCTAGGAGGCATTTCATCATCGATGAGATTTTCTTGCCAACCTGAGATGCGTTCTGCTTGAGTCATTGCCTCAAACAGATCCGCTGGAACTGTTGTAAAGCTGAATCCCTCCTTTAGGATGAAATCTTTAGAGATAGAGACCGCCCTTACGAACTGGGGGTCTCCTCCGAGCCTTTTCCCTCAACTGAATCAACTGATACCTCAAGATAAGCTGAGAGAAGCTGAGAGAAAACATGTTCGTCGATGTGATCAACCTCTGCACGATCCTCGAAGTAACGCTCCCGGTGATTCGTCGAATCACGAACCGCATAGAACAACTCCTGTCGACGCAGTTCGTTCATCCAAACGAAATCAGCTTCTGTATCAATGAGTTGATTCAGTGCCTTGGAGCGGAGATCTTCGTCTGGAGTGTCCTCATATGTGGCATGGAGAGCCTCACGATCATCGGCAATCGAAGCATCAACCTCATCGGTATACAGCTTCAGTTCCTTGAATACACGGGCAGCTTCCTCGTCCTCTTCATTCTCCATGTAACGATCGTACATCTCATCTTGCCAAGCCTTCTGTAGGCCAGCGAGGTAGTCCTTATCCGCCCACTTGTCTTCAGCGGCGATACGCTCCTGCGCTGAAATCTCAAGCTCGTACAGCTTCGGACCCATCAGGAACTCAATGACCGACTCTCGACTCTGCCCAAAAAGCTCTTCGATCTGATCAATGAATCGGAGCTTCTCAGCGGCATCATTGTCCAACTTCTTCAGGGAAAGGGTCTTGGCCCTCGGTCGAGCAGCCTCATCAACAGCCAATCGACGTTCCATGGGTGAAATCTTTGACACCCAAACAGTGATGGGGTCGCCCTGTCCATCGTCAAGGGTCACCTCTGTACCGGTAACGAACAGGTCAGACAACCTACGGCGCTTCAAGGTACGAACATTGCTCATACTCACTCCTATTTCCTCGTGATTTTTCTAACCCAACACCCTACTTCATGTTGGGGTGGGAGGCCCCGGCCGAACCCCCCACCCCATGTCGCTTCGCCCCTTCAGCAGCGATTGTTTATCAGTTTGCACCACCAGGACCATTGCCATTGTACACCTTCATCACACCACCGTCGGATGTGAAGTTGAAGGTGTTCTCCAGCTTGCTCTGAACCCGACCCTGGAGACCAGGGATCTGGAACCGAGCATCCGGCACATAGATCGTCTTCAGTCGTGCACCCGTATCCGGATGATTGATCCGAATCTCGATCGGAACCGGCGTTGCAAGCTCCGGTCCGATGACCTCTGTGGAGGGGACACCGGTGATCTGCGAGAGCTTGTAGAACAGGTCGGCCGGGTCGAACGGCTTGATGCCGATCTGCCCGGTCACATCAGGAACATCGTAGTCAGAAACGACGTAGTGGGCATTACCAAACTCCTCGTCGCTCTCAAGCTGCACAGACCAGGAGATCTGCGCCGACTGAACCGAATTCATCCGAGTGAATACCGGGGTTGCGCCGGTCGTTCCGATGAACACGTCAATGTCCTTCGGTCGAACAGCAGCAGGCTTCACCGACACATTCTGGTGAACCGGCTGCCCATTGGGGTTGTTCCCGGTCTGAGTGTACGACCCAGTTGTTGAAGACGACCAAGTGATGCGAACCTCGTTATAGGCTGCTGATTCATCCACCGCAATGGTCACCGCTGTGGTTGAGTTGTTGTAACCACTGGCGTTGCTGGGATCGAAGAACAGCCGCTTGTATGCCTTCGTGGTGGTGTTGACCAGAACAACAGCAAGAGCGTAGAGGTTATTGCTGCCCTCTGTGTACTTGTCAGCGGTCATCCCGAAGTTGTAGGTTCCACCGGGTGAACCGGTGTTGTTCCATGCGAACTTCTTCCAGTAAGGCTGACCCTGGGTGTAGTAAATCGAGTCACCCTTGAGGCTGAACTCCTGCGAGGCGTTCTGCTTCAGGCCATAGTTGTAGTCAGCCTTCTCAAGCGTCAGATAGGGAAGTGCAACACCCTTGACGATATTGAAAGCACCTCGGCGAGACTTGAACGGTGAGATCACGTCGATCGGAACGTGCTTGACGAAATCGATCTCCTGGTTGGCGGTCAGAGTTGTGGGATCCTGTCCGATCAGGAGACTTTCGAACTCGCACGAAACGTCGAAGCTCTGAAGAGAGAAGCTCAGGTCAGGAATGTCTCGAACGGTGGCAACCGTCTGGTTGTTACCGAGTTCGTAGATCTTCTCTTCCGGGATGTTCAGGGACCCAGGACCAGCGGTCTGAATCCGGTCAACGACGAATCCGTTGACATCATGTAGAATCTGTGAACCACGAATACTCATGGAGTCCTCCTGCAGTTAGATTGAGTCAAACCCTCTTATTTCCAACTACCCGGAGGCAGTGTGTAAAATCTTATACACACCATCCTCAGTGTGTATCCTAAATAATCTACGGATACTTCTGATCTAACTAAACATCTACTCCTTCATTTTCTTGATTCCATCCCTGAAGTACGTGTTTGCAATGTTGGTTATCGCTGGACCGTATCCTTCGTTGATGACCCTCACACCTGCATCGAGATATCTGAACCCGACGATGCCGCGAGAAAGTTGCTTACGGTGTGGCCTCAACCGATCAATCTTCCTATTGAACGGATTCGACTTCATCTTCGTATCCAGGTACATAGCATCAGTATAAGGAGGTCTCCCTCGATCAACCTTCTTGACAAACACACCAGCACCACCGATGAACTGTGGCGAGAAAAAGGCATTTCCTGGAATATAGAATGGCTCAGAAGGACCGAACCTCTCAAGAGTCAACCTCTTCGATACGGTTCGATTGAAGAACTTCATAGACCCATAACCAGGCGGCCTCTTCTGTTTAACACCACCTCTGCCACCCTCTGCACCGAAGTTCAACCGCATCCACTGCGCAGCCTGCTTATCCATGTAAGTCACATTGCCGAAGTAGATCCCCTTCTCATCACTGTTGATGAACCTCGGGTTGATGATTCCTCTACGCATCCTTCCGCCAGCAAACCTGGGCCAATGGGGGTCCTTGCCTCGATAGGGTGGCTTGTGGCTCGTTTCCTTCTCGAACGCTTCCAAGGTGGCCTGCCTCGCCTTTTCCACAAGTTCTTTATGTGCTTCTTTGACGTACTTCTTCGTCTTGCTGTCCCTGATGACACTCCTTGAAAAACGACGAAAAGCCTCTGTCGTCTTGAATTTGACGTCGTTGTTTACCTCACGAAGAATAGCATTGAGAAGGCCAATATCACCATAGTACTCAGCTTCCATCATCATCCTCGCCAGAATAGAGGTAGTCACATAGATCATTGAATCGATCTAGGAACTCTTCATTTATTACGGAACCAGATGAATCTGCTGACAAAAGATCAAAGGCCGTATCTACGAGATCATTGATCTGATCAAGGATCTCTCGGCGAAGAAGAGCAGACACCTTACCTGGAAGGTAGTTGTCCACTTCGCGTTCCTTGAACGACAGAAGAATGGCTATAGCCCGATCTCTTCGTTTTCCGAGAAATGTTTTACTGTCCACAGTGACTCCTCTCTAAGGCCCCTATATGGCCGTTAGAGCGTTCTAACCATCATTCCGCTATCCTACCCCATCAATCAACCGCAAACGCCTCTCAGAGCCTTCTAGGCCGCTTAGGTGGCATTCTAGTAATCGAAGAGATCCGACTGGTATTCGTAAACAACCTCAAAACTCACCACGTACCAATATTTCTGGTATGGCTTATTGAAGACTCTGGCCCGGTCCTGAGCGATATTCTCCAGGTCAGCGATGAACAGCACCCCAGGAGTTGCCTGCGTCAGATCTATCACTTCGAGAACTGGCTCAATGCGCCCAATGGAACCAAAGCGACCCTTGAGAATATCCCTGATGTCACCAGCAAGATGCTGACCCACCGCCTTTGACTCTGCATAAATATCCACAAAGTACTGATAGCGATGCTCTGCCAAGGTGGAACCGAGTTCCATCTCATCCTCATCAACTGATTCATCTGAGATTGCAATAGTATTCAGTTCAATAGTATCACGATCATCAACTGATTCCGGAATCAGATGGACTGGCTTGTGCTTTCGGTTCGGGTTGAACCAACCGAGGTCGTCCAAGGAATCCTTTATGACGTTGAACAGATTGTCACTGATCAACCGATGAAGTGTTCCGCCGACGTACATTATGCCTCATCACGTGCAACTGCATGGGCAGTGTATATGGTCACAGAAAACAAACCAGCAGGTGGCTCCCAGAACTCTATGTCATAATCAGCATCATCAAAGTGCAGATAGTCCGCATCTTTGACTAAAGCATAGTGCTCATCGAGAACTGTGACCTTGACCTTTTGCTGATTGAATACACCCATCGAAGTTCCATCAAACAGGGTTCCACGAGTGGACATCTCTACCGCAGCAGGAATCTGCACTGAAGGATGCTGAACCTCACTGGTGGGTGTGGAGGTCCAATCATATGGATTTCCCGCTGTGTCCTCTACTGTGAAGTCCCTGACAGGATTCCAGATGAACGTAATCCGCTCTGATGGCTGATCAGGTAGACCCATCTCCATGGTAGAAGTAATGGCCTGGCGGAAAGCAGCCGCATCAAAGTCAGAACCAAAGGTGGGATCGGTGGGTGTAGCCATCAATAACCAACCCAAGTAGCAAGATCATCTTGGAACGCACAATCCCTTGCCCGAACAGCGTCAATGTAGAAGGTTGTAGAGCCGCTACCGGTAGCAAGGTTCTCCAAAATACTATCGCGTTGCTTCATGAACCCATCTAATAGCGACTTGAACACCTGTGCAGACTGCTGTGTCTCGTATTCAACAGGACCGGCTTTAGCCCGGAAAACGGTCTTGATCTGCATCAGTTGATTGCGAACCACATCCATACAGGCGTAGAGAACGACCAGATACTGAAGTTGACCAGGCAAGATGTCTGTTCCATCGACCTGAGTAACCAAGCCGTCCTCGTCAGAAGTATACCCAGAGATCACTCCATCGAGGACCGCTAGCCAAAAGGCATTCTTGAGTTTCCCGAGCCACTCGTCGTCTGTGGCATTGGCGTAAGGGGAATTACCACCGGGCACAACAAGAGCCGACTCCAAAGACGGAATCAGATCAGCCATATCGAGAGATGCCATGTGAACCCCTTACCTCAACTCAACCAGGAGTAATCGCCTTTTCCTTGAAGAGCTTCTTGCCGATGATGGTTGGCTTGACCTCTTCAAGTCTCGCCTTAGCTGCCTTGACCTGAGAAAGAGTGGCTGAAACAGCATCTGATTCAGACAACTCAACGATGCGCTCCAGTGCAATCGGGTTCTCAATCCCGGAAAGTCGAGCCTTGAACTTCGCGGCGGGGAGCTTGAACAACTCCTTCATGTCTGACTCTGAGAGGTTGTTTGGGTTCTCAGCGTGCTCTGCGTAGTCCTCTGCAGTATCAATGAGTCGGATAGGCACCAGAGTTCCATTCTTGAAGATATCTGCCTTGGGGCTATAAGCTAGATCCTGATTGATCAGCCGCTCTTCGATCGTCAAAGAGATCTTCCCACTCGGACGGATCATCTCATTGCGAAGGTTATGCTGTGGATCATACGTCTTGATCCAAACATTCGACTTCGTTGGATTTTCCCACGTTTCCTTTTCCATCTATTTCTCCTAGATGTCCTCTACCTATTCCCACCTAACGAAATCCTGACAGGACGCCTGCCGGTGGGAGCAACAGGCGTCCTGTCATCAGTAGGGCCACCCACATACAATTGTGGCGTAACTCACTAATACTCTAACGGTTCAAGTTCTCTAATTCGCTCATTGATTTCAGCCTTTGAAAGTTCCGCTAAAGCGTTGCACCGCCTTCGGTGCGCCCACACTAAATTCTCCGGGCTATCTAACCAATCTGAAGTCAATCCGTAAATTCGGACCCCATCTATGAAGGGAATCAAGTGCGATACCTGAGCCGGATTATCTGTAGAAAATTCCTGTCCACAAACGGAACATTCAAGTGGTGGACCAATTAAATTCGCCCGAGAGTACCTAACGGGTGGTCGCCGCAAATAGGCGGCGTGCTCCTCCTCTGTAAGGAAAACCCGACCGTCAAACCCTTGCCAACTTTTGTTCATGTCCAATTCTATCAGGCTTCAACACAAAGGAGGACCAACTCCGAAGAGTCGGCCCTCCTAAGGAGCAACGTATGAACTACGTTAGCTATGTGATCACGGAGCGACTGATGTGTCCACGATCCTGGCTACACGGTTTGGATTGTGAACAACGAAACCGGCCTCACGACGAGTACGGAAGTGGAAAAAGTCGTTGTCGTCCTCAACCCAGCTGGCGCCACGCAAACCCCCGAAAAACGCCGTCTTTGATGCATCCGGCGCAACCACGAACAGCTCGTTCGCTGGGAAGTAGCTGAGGTCATCCTCGTCAAGGTAGTTGACGAGGGAGATGATCGGAGCACCCAGGTAGGTACCCAGAACGCCTCGGGTCACCATTTCCTCGTTGGTGGCAGGAAGGAATCCTGCACCGTTGTAGTTGGTGCCCATCAGATCGTACATGATCTGATCGGTCATGGTGTGACGACCAACGATGGCAACCTGACGCTGACGTGAAGCATCACGCACCGCGGCAAGTGCCGTGTTGACCGCTGCCAGACCGACGCCAGACCCAGCATGGTAGTTCGGGTGACCCGAACCAACCGCAGCCTGGAGCAGCGAGAGGAACCGACTGTTGATCTCGGCGTCCATTCGCTCAATCCCAAGCTCTACGAGAGTGGATGTGGTCTCCCCGAAGTTGGCCTCCAGCTTGTCCATGTTCTCGAAGACGTGGAACCCGATCAGATCACGCTCGATCTCAGCGGTCTCACGGTGCACCGAGCTAGCCTCGATGTAACCACCACGAGCCAACCAGAATGCCTTCAGACCCCGAACCTCAGACCAAGTAACACGCTGGTCCCAGGATGCGTTCGTCACTGAGGACAGCAGAGAAATCAAGTTCTCGTGCTGGAAACCCTCATAGATGGCGTTGGTCATCTCCTGTGCTCGATCCGACAGCCACTGAGGGTTGTCAATGTTCGCACGGGCCTCTTCATTCAGCTCCCGAAGTTGGCGACCGAGATTCTCGGTCTCCTCACGGGTAACCTTACCGTCTAGGGTATATCTAGCCATTTGAAACACCTCCCTCAGAAGTTCAGTCGGGCCTCAACGGTGCCCGATGCGTTGTCAACGGATGTAACGACGAGCCAAGCCTCGCTAGCAGTAGAGGTCTCAGCCCAGTAACCAGCACCATCTGAACCGGTGCCGGGGGTGAGCATGTCGCCTGCTGCAACGGTCGGGGTGGCCTGACCGATGCCTGCAACCATCTTGCGTGCTGCCGGGTACCCGGCGCGTCCACCGAACGAACCAACCACTGTGTTCGTCAGCACGACCTTCACGTCGCGACCGGAGATGACCTGCACCGCCTTGCCGTTAGGTGCAGTACCCAGGTCAGAGTAAGTGGTGATGACGGGATCAACCCCAGCAAAACTCACGTGCTCATAAACAGCAATTCCGCCCTTGCCAGGCAGAGGTGCCGCTTGGTTACCAGTTGCCAGCGCAACATTCTGTCTGCCCTGACCATCGCTGGTCCCAGACACAACTACCGGTGCGCCGATGGGAATCGCTGCACCAGAGTTGTTCGCATAGCGACCCTGACGCTGCCCACCCTTCGGAGGAACACGGAAATCGAAGTTTCTTCCATATGAGGCCATTTCACCCTCCTTTCAAAATCAGATGTTCAACTCGCGAACGTCAACGCCCTTGACGAGTGCGCCATAGATGGACGCAGCCGCTGAAGTTGCCGAAGAACGCTCTTCTCGGACATTTTCCATTGCGGTCTCCGCACGAGCCTCGCTGTTCGCATCGGTCTCGGTTGAAGCTGCAACACTCGTTCTGATGGCAGTGAAGTCATCAAGGATCGCTTCGAATGTTTCATCATCCATCGCAACCCAACGATCCAACTTGGCATCGATTTGCTCGTCGCTGAACGCAGTAACGCTCGCAATCGCAGCCCGACGGGATTCCTTCAGGGTGTCGAGTCGTGCTGCCTCTGCTGCCTGAGCGGCGAGGTCATCGAAGTACGCAAGCGTCTCAGTGACCTTCTGCTCCGCATCCGCAACCTTGGCTTCAGCAACATCAAGCTTGGCCTGAATCTCGGCAATCTGACCCTCGACCTCGGCCTGCTCTGACTGTGCGGTCAGCTCATCGATCTTGGCCTGAAGCTCAGCTACCTTAGTTTCAGCAGCAGCCTGAACCGGGGCAACAGCCTCCTGCACGGCAACGGTGAATTCATCTTCGGTGTAAGTCTTCATGTCACCCCCTTCGGGATCTGTATTGGAATATTCCGCATTGCAGAAACCACAGGTGGCCTCATCATGCTCGACGCCTTCCGGCTTCTCAGCCAAAAGCTGATCATGCTGAGTCTGAAGTTGTTCTGTAAGAGAACTCATACAAAGCACCTTTCGGCCATCTGAGAATTCTAACGTCATTTAGGTTTGAATTCTAAAGACAATTTTGTTTCAAAGCCAAGACTTTGCCATAAATCGGGAACTAACCTCTTTAGCTATCGCACTCACCGACTTATAGTCAGACAGATTAGTCACATTGGACTGTGTTCTGTTGGCAAAAGCTTCGAACTGCACTGTCCACATGATCTTCTCCCACTCAGGTGGTGAAAGGTGGGGAACAGTGGATGCAACTGAGGCTAGAATCTGTTGCTTCTGTTCATCAGTGGTTTCTGCAGCGATGCTATTGATCTCCGCATTTGTCCAACCTGGCTTATCTGGCGGGATGATCAAACCTGCACCAAGAAAATGCGGATTATTAAGTTGCTTGTACCCGCGAGCTTCGTTGATGCAATCGCAATAAGTCCTGGAACGCGGCCCGGCGTAAGCGAATGTTTCACCACACCCATCCGGACCAACGCACGTTATAGATTCAGAGGTGGCTTCCATGCTTTGGAAGAGCGTTCCGTGAGCAAAAGCCTCTTCTATCTTCGCCAATGCGTCAGGTCGATACCACTTCCAAAATGCACCAACAGTCTCGACGTAAGGATTGATATCCTGTCGCTCTGGATAGATCACATCTGAGGCAACCACGGTTCCAACAATATCTGCTGGCCGGTGGCCCATGTTGATCGGAGAGTTGTCGACCGTGTGGTGATTTGATTGAAGGTCTTTCAGTGTCCAATACTGCTGGTTGTTGTTGGCATTATCAGCCTCAACATACTTCCCCACCATCCACTTGATGTTCTTGTTTGTTTTGATAAATGGACTAGCCCAATCAGAGGCCACATCCTTATCGTCGTCAAGGAGATGAACCGTCCCAGTGATGAACACCGCCTCATCTGATTCAACCACAATCGACATAGTGAAACCTCCAATTATTCAACGTCAATTATTCAAGGATTCACCCGGCGCGCTCGGTGGCGGATTGCTCTTGAAGGATTCACGATTCATTCCCCCACCGTTCTTCCTGCCGCCACCACGGCGACCACCCTGTCGTGGGGTTGATCCCTTGGGTGAACTAGCTGGAGGTGTCGTGTCAATCGGCTGATCTACGGGCTGTCCGATTTGCTGATCTGGTTGACCAGTCGATTGCTTCAATTCCATCAACGCACGTTGCTGATCCAGATAATCTTGATAGAAGATCTCGTTGTAGAACTCATTCTCACGCTGAACCTTGATGGCCTCATCTGATTCAAGAATGTCAAGCTCTGCCAGCATCGTATCCCGTGAAAGATCACGAGCATCTCTAAGATCCATCATGAAGGTAGCAAGATTGGGGTCGAACGCTAGAGCAATCCTACGCGGGTAGAATTGGACCATTATGTCCTCGGTGAAAATCTTATCGTTCTTTTCTTGAATCCTCTTGAAGATGTGCCGGTAGAAGGAGTCTCTGATGCTGTCTCTGCGTGCCTCCATTGAGGCTGCAATGACCTGGAAGAGCTTCAGAGAGTTGTCTGCTGCAGTCCCGCTGCTGTAATTCCCGGTGGAGAGCAACTGATACAACCTGGACGTGATCCGAGAATCGATCCCGTTGTACCGCTCCGCCGCAAGCGTCTTGTCAGTCTTCGGTGTGATGATCTCGATCTCGATCCGATGATCCGAAACGATGATCGGCTGACGCGAAGTCCCCCCAATCTGTGTTCTCAGTTCCTGCAACTCAGAATCCTTGGCCGGTCTATCGTCGCTGCCCTTCTTGACCAGGATGACTGCATTTGTGGATCCAATCAAGGATGCCCGGTCCATCGCACGGAGTTGATGCTTCAGGTCAAGTAACTCAAACACAGACTCCATACGAACGTCAGCAAATCGCTGATAGTCAGGTCTGGTAGACGTAATCCTCCAGACGTTATCCGGATCAAGCAGGTAAGTCTGATAGGTCATCAGGCTTTCGCCGGTCAGATCCTGAATGAGCTGTTGCTCTTTCAGTGTGGCCTTGTAGGGACCCTTCAAAAGTTGCGTCACGATCAGGTCAGAGGTATTTGCTTGAGCCAATGCCCGATCGATTCCTTCCGCCTCTGATCTTGTGGCCAGGTAGACCAACTTCTCATTGCCGAACATCAAGTCACCGAGCGGCACAACCTTGCAGGGATCCAGGAAGGTCACCCCTCTCGGGACCATCACGTTCTTGTACTCTTTGCGCGCTGAACGACTCTTGTTTGGCCCAAGTCCACGAACCTTGATGTCCTTCCTGGTCCAAAGGATGGCCGGATAGCACTGGTTGAGGATGAAGATTTCCCTCCATGCCTCTCTCATCCGCTGTGGGATATCAAGATCCTCAGAAATCTGATTCCAGGCGTCCTTCTGTTGTGCATCGTCACATTCAACGGTGACGCGTTTGAAAGCCAACTGCTCAGTCGTTTCACAGACGCCAGCAACAATATCGTCAACCCGCGCAGCGTCTGCTGCTACACGGAACTTCTGGAATAGGTTCTCCGGAATTACAAACCGATCACGATTGAAGATATTGCTGTTATCCCGTCGTGATCCACCTGAATACGGTGACGTATTAGCCGTAACCCACCTTCCCAAAGCAGCAACCTCAGGGAGCCTAGCCTGTGCCCTGACTGCTGACATGACCTCATCATCAGGCAGCCCCGACTCATTGACGAGAACGGTAGTTCCTAGATCTGAATCATATTCCTCAATGTTCATCTAGAAACCTTTCGACATCTCCCACTCCTGCGCTTGAACAGAAGAAACTCTTGACCACACCTTGAATTGGAACTCCGTCTCTCTGAGAAATGGATCAACCTCTTCCAATCTAAAGCTCGAAATCTCTTTATTGTTGGATCTGATACAGACATTTCGCATATAAGAGGCTCTCGCTGAGTAAGCAGAAAGCCTTTTCAGGATCTCGACTGGATCGTTTAGCTCTCGAAAACCGTAAATATCCTCTAGGTAACCTACGATTTCTTGACGCCAAACTTTAATAGGGTTCTCCGAAGCCACCATTACCTCACTATCGCTAGAAGCTACAATATTCTACAGGAAGAGTGTTGTTGGTGGTGACCACACCTCTTCTTGGTTCTTGAGAAATTCCTCGATGGCATGCTGCTTATACGCAAGCACCGCCATGCGACAAGCATCAAGCGAGTGGAAGTAGCCTGCAGAATTCCCGGTGAAATACGTCTTGTTGTTCCGTCGCGCAAACCAAGTCCCATTCTCGGTTGTGGGACACCAAACCTTTCCGGAATAGGGCTCTGCGATATTTCTCAAACGATTGGTGACTAGATCATGAGAAGATTTCAGCCGCAAACAAGGCGCACCCTCCGGAGTTCTACCATCCTCAAAAGAGTAGGGGATCCCAAGGAGTCCCAGCGCCATACCCATGTATTCTGTGCGCTCGGGTGAACTCTGGGTAAACTCAACATCCATCGCTGAATGGCTTTTTGATCTAGGGTTACCTCCTCCAGCCTTGATATAGGCATCCAAAAACAGCCAAAGCTGATTTTTTGTGAGAGCATGAAGAAGATCATAGGGCGGGACTTTGGTAACTGGATCACATGCTTGCATCAAGCTACTGTAGGCTTCCGTCTTCTTATGATCCCCCTCACTCATAAACCTGCCAACCAACTGAACAAACTCGTCTGTATAGGTCGGAGAATCTGGATAGCTAGCAAGTGCTCCAGAGGTTGGAATCCTATGTCTTGATGACGACGGTAAATCCTCTGTAGTGTGCAAGCCCTTATATTTCCACCAGTGCTTTGTTCCCTGGTAATTGTTTCTACGCCTCTCTACCGGCCACTTATGGTCTGAAGTAACTAATGCATCGAATGCACCAGAACTAAGGTGCCTCATCTCTTCCGGACCATCAAAAACGTTTACCGCAGTCACTGGAGTCCACTCAGCCACCCCAACATCAACATAACTCCAGGCGGAATCCCCAACCTTAAGTTGGTCATATCTCTTCCAGCCTTCTTTTGTTAAGATTTCCGTATCCAAGTCAGCGCAGTACAGCTTCTTCCGACCATACGGATCCAGTGCATCACGCGAGTAAGTCACAGCTTGGCCCTGGAATTCACCAATGAGTTCCTTGTCCCAAGGAAGTTGCAGCCGTTTCTCATCAACAAGCGTACGTAGCACATCGGTGGCGTGTTCTAGAACTGACCTTCTGATCTCCGACTTCTTGAGTTTGTCTGGGTCGTCCTCATCAACCTTTAGAGTGTCATCAAAGTCAGCCACAACCTTTTGACTGAAGTTGTAGCCCTTGATTCGATCAAGGATATGCAGGAGTTCATCATGCTTCTTCGCTTGATCCTGGATGATCTCAAACAGAGGAAGCCCAACACCGGTAGAGTCCATGGCGAAGGCGTGTGGTCGATAGACATCCATCAGGTGAAGAACTGTCGCCACCTGGTCCATCGTCGTGATTCTTCGAAGAGTGATTTTTCCGAGGAGTTTAAGTGTTGGCTCCTTCGACCCTTTCTCACTCACTTCTGAGAAGATCACAATCACAGTTGGCGCAATCGTGAAACCAATATCAGCACCAATCCAGAAGTTTCGGTACTTAGAGTGAGTTCCTGGTGGATCAATTAGCTGCAAGATGTCACCAATATCTTCCACGTTGGATTCCGTTATCTCAATGTTCCAATACTCGGACTCATTGTAAAAGCTGGATTGATTTGTGTCGATGACTTGACCAAGTGCAGCAGCAGTGAAGAGACTCGAAGTGCTGTTGCCGTGCAACCCAAGGATGTTACGTCTATAGTCCTGACTTGATGCACCACCGTATTGCTTTTCCTTCAGTGCGCGTTCTTCCTCAGTCCACGTAGGTCGAAACATGGCGGGAAGTCTAAAGACGGTCCATGCCTCTGAATTTGTAAACTCATAGAACTTGTCACGAACGCCTCGCGTAACCCCGAACACCTTCCACTGCGCATTGTCAACACCCTGTCGAACAGTTTCAATCGCCTCATTGAATCCCGCCTCCGGGAAGTCCTGACCCTCATCAAGCACTAGAACTGTAGGGTGTGTCCCCTTGAGCCCAATTCCGCTACGCTGCGGAATCCGACCCATAATTCGTGCGCCGTTCCTCATGTTGGCCAAAAAGGGCTTGTGCTTAATACCTGTAATCCCCTTAATGAGCATCTCACTCGGAACCCTGTTGTTCCTGTACATTGTCTCGATCTTGTCTGTAATTGCCTGAAGGTGAACTGACTCTGGTGCAGTGATGATCATCTCTTCACCGGGGTAACAGAATGGGAATGCCAAAGCCGAAGCGCAAATGGAAAGACTCTTTCCAATCGACCGAGATCCCTGTGTTATGACCAGTGGATCCTGATTCCGCCACCAAGGAACCTGCACCCCCCAAGCTCTGAACAATCCGTCGTCATATGCAGGATCGTAAATCATGAACTCCATCTGATCGATCCCAGACCTATCCTGCAGGATTGAAACGAGGTACTTCTCCTCCTCCGTGAGGGTACTTAGGACCGTCACTTGGAAATCCCGATCGTCTCAGCCCGAAGATTCTTGTACCATAAGGTAGCCGTATCCGGGGAGCTTGAAAGAAAACGATTCATCTGACTCAAGATAGATCCAACTCTGTATTCCAAAAAGAAACTCGGATGCTTGCCGAAGCTGGCTGCTATCTGCTCCATCAAGGCAAAGGTCGGCCTCTTGGTTCCGCAAAGAAGATTGTAAACGGTGTTTCGATTCAGCGATGTTTTAGCAGCGACATTCCGAACACTTCTTCCATCACACAATATGCGAAAGGCATCAGAGAACTCAAGGTCAGTGAAGTCCTCGCCCGCCAATCTACTCAACTGTTCAAGACCCTCTTTCCTTGAGAGGGGTGGACGTTTTCCTGGTCGCTTCGATTTGCGACCATTCTTGATCACATCAGCAAGAATCGCAGTGAATAGATCCGTGTCGTTGAGAACCGCCGACTGCCAGTTGAAATCCTTGACAAGAGAAAACTCTCCCGAGATCTTCTCAAATCGGTTATCCCAATCAACCTTAGCCGCCATATCAAACCTTGGAAACTTCGTGAATCCAATACTTTTGACTCTCTCTCAATGCTTTGTCTATCTCATCAAACTCGTCAAACTTGCGCTCACACCACTCCAAGATATCCTCCATGGTAGCGTTAAACTCCTTGCGTTCCTCATCGTTGGAGTTTCTGTACATAGTTATGATCCCACGTAACTCCATTAGAATGTTAATTGCTGTTACTGCTTGATTGTTTCTGGCTACACCAAACTCCTTAGCCCTCAAAAGGAGATTGTTGATGTAGGCGTTAACATTCTCTCCGTTGTCACGATCTCTGGTGCTCTTATCCATCCCGAGATCCTTCTTGATGTCACGGATCTCTTTCGAGTAGGTAGCAATCGACTTCTGGATTTCGGAAGCGTTTATACGCTTGTTGTCGTAGTCCTTCTCCTGGATCAGCCAAAGTCCCCACCTGTACATCATCAATTCCATCATGAGGATTCGATCAAGTTCCTGAACGTCTGACACGTTGATGAAAACATTGTCGTCCTGGTATCGCTTAGCCAGATTGTTGTAGTGGTCCGCCTCGAACTCATTCAGAACCTGGTACTTGGACCCGGATGGCCCCTCAACGGTTACTGACTCAGGTTGACTCGTGTTTTCGGCAATCTCTGCAATATCAAACTCGGCCAGATCGAAACCGGGAACCTTCTTTGCAACCACCGTTTACCTCACTAACGTCTTTCCTATAAAGACGACACTATTAAAACGACCAAAAGTCTTATTTATTGAGACAAGTCAGGATGTGGCCCATACCATCGACTCAAGGTTGGGTGCTGAAGGATGCTTTCTATGTGTCTCGGATTGTGCCCACTTTCCACCAGCGAGGAATACCTGTCGTACCTAGAAGTTCTATCATCAAACAAGGCATATCCGTAATGGAGGAAAAGCAGATCCCGAGAGGTACCACGGCAAGGACCAGTGGAAACATATGTTGGCGCCGACCCGCAGCCCATTGCCTTTGGCGAAAAGAACCCACCCTCTTTATAGGCAAAGAATCTCTGAGCCTTTATCGTGCCCCAGAATCCATCAATCCTGTAACTGTGAATCCCAGCCTGATCTACCTGGAACATTTCTAGAAACGGTATCTCAATAGAGACCGAGAGTCCTGAGGTATCAACAACTTTGTCTAGCTCGGCTCGAACATCACCTGGGGAACTAGATCTCCTAGTAGTCAGCATCTCATCTGCATCAAACGACAGTACCCAGTCCCCGTTTGTCGGATTCATTTCTGACTCGAATGCCCGCCAAGCTTGCTCCCTAAACTTACCCTCGTGCTCCATGAACCCTACGTCACCATCCTGACGCACGACTGTGGCATATCCCTTTGCTATTTCAACAGAGCTATCAGTAGAGCAATCGTCATAGACGAAAAGCTCATCAACGAATGGGCGATTCCACTCAAGGCACTTCTCCAGATAACGAGATGCCTCGTTCTTCATAACCATCAGTCCAAAGATCAAAGCTCCCCCCAGGTTGATCGAACGGTCCGAAGTGCGGGCTGAACCTCACTCAGGTCCGGATTGTTGCGACCGTCAGGATTCACGGAAACTCGATAAATCGCCTTCTCCGCAGTAACTGGCTCTGAGCCGGTAAAGATACAATCAGACCAAAGAACCCAATCCTCCCAACACGGAAGATCTTTGAATCCGCCTACTCTTTTGAACGTGCTCTTCTTAAGTGCAGTTCCAATGACCATCCAGTTACCTACCGAAATGGAAGGCTTAGGTGGGATCAGGACTGGGAAGTCATCCTCAACACCATCCACCACGCCAAGAGTCGCTGGTTGAATAAGATAATCACCATCCCCTAACTCCTGGATGCGATCGCTCATACACTCAACGTAGCGAGAGTCCAATTGATCATCGGCATCCAGGAAGATCAACCAATCTCCGGACGCACGTTCAGCACCAAAATTACGAGCGTCATGCAAAGTGTCCTCATGCGACATAATAATCTCTGCTGTCAATGATTGGTTGACTGCGGAGACCTTTGCTTCCTCAGCCAGTTCTCTCCAGTGTAACCCACCAAAGGTACCGATGACTATGCTGAAACTTGGTCGTAAACCCATGAGTAAGTCTTCTCCAGTCCATCAAAGAGTGAAGCGGATGGCGCCCACCCGAGAACCTTACTTATCAAGGTGTTGTCTGAATTTCGCCCCCGAACGCCCCTTGGCTCGGTGAGGTCATATACCCGATGTAGAGTAACCCCGGCTATCGACTCCACCATGGTAACCAACTCATTGATGGATACGCACTCATCTGAGCCAAGATTCAATGGCTCAGTGAAGTCTGAATCCATGATTCTCCGTATACCCTCAACGCATTCATCTATGTACAAGAAGCTTCTAGTTTGCTCCCCATCCCCCCAGATCTCGATCTCAGACTTACCCCTGTGTACCGCTCCTGCGACCTTTCTACAAATGGCTGCGGGTGCCTTTTCGCGCCCACCGTTCCAGGTTCCATTTGGTCCCATGATGTTATGGAAACGAGCAATCCGAGGATCCAACCGCCCCGCACGATGATACGCAGCCAACGCTTGTTCTCCATATAGCTTTTCAAAACCATATGGCGTATCACAATCGGCTGGATAAGCGTCCGACTCCTTCAATGCTGGAGCGGTTGATTCCATTTGTCGATACTCGGGATAGATACAAGCAGATGAGGAATAGAAGAACTTCTCTCCGTCTATCCTCCTCAATAGTGCTGAGGTAATGTCAAAGCTATGAATTGTTTCAACCTCATGGCTGGAGATGAACCCCATCCCACCCATATCCGCAGCTAAATGATACACCTCATCTGCATCAGCTAAGTTAAGAAAGGTCCCTGCATTCTTTCGGTCACTCAAATCGAAAGATGGCATCGAAGGAATATCAAACACCTGATGCCACTCATCAAGCGGCTTAATGTCCGCTGTGGTAACATCGTATCCTTCAGACAGAAGCCTCTTGATCAGATGCCCAGCTATGAATCCTCCACCACCGGTTACTGCCGCTCTTGTCATACCTGGTCTCCTATTGGCTCTAGCACAAAAGCATCGGCTATGTGACTCAACACATACCGTCCATTCACTAATTCTTGGATCTCATCCGCGGAAGGGTATCCAAGGTATTCATCCGAGTGGAATTCCTCACCCTTGAAGCACCTAGCATCATCAATGATGATCACATGATCTAACTCGCTCCCCAAGATGACCAATAGCTCTTCCCGAATTGGAACAGTTGGCGTCTCAATTGAGAAATCCTTTCCGGTGCCCTCTCCTGAGTAGTGTGCGTCTAGATAAAACAGGGATGGGGTCACCAGCCCTTGAACAACTTGGCAAAATTCCGCACCGACAGAAGAGGCATTTATCAGTTCGACGTGACCCAAATTCATGGTATTAGCTAACGCCACATCGAAATAAGTTCGCATTACCTCAAATGAGACAATACGATCGAACTCATCAGCAACGTGAGTAATCGTATCCCCTACTGCGGTCCCGGTTTCAATTAGCGTTGATAGATTATATCTGTCAGCTAAATCACAAAGCAGGTACCACTTGACCTCAGTCGGAACAGAGGTCCTTGGGACGATAGACCCTTCCTTAACCCATTCTTCGTAATGGTCTTTATACTTATTCACTGGAGTAGATTGACCTTCCAAACCATTCCATAAGGAAGACTTCCTGCTACATCGAAATTGCCATGGTAATCCGTCACTACGAAGTTCAAACTTTGTGGATCGAAGTTGTTCTCAAGTGAACAATCAAAATCACTGAATGGCTCGAACTCATCCTCCCTAACGAAAAAACAGTTCGTTTTAGTCGCAGTCAGAAACCTATAACCCTTTATATCGCCCAGCCTAACCAACGACGCTGCCGACGCTCCTGCCCATTGACCGGAGTGGAACTCCACGGAGGGAGGGAAGGTGGGATTGTGCTCAATACAGACAACCCGATGCTGAACGGTGGTTCTTTCCCAGATGTTGAAATCCTCGCCATCTACATCAATGGAAACAAAGTCCAGGGGCTCAGGCGCGAAATCATCAACGCTCTCCACTTCCCCTTCGAAAACCTCAACATTCGAAAAACTCGACGTGTTCGACTGAAGTGAGGCAAATAGCTTGGGATCCGATTCCACCAAAATGGCGGACCAGTCCAACTCTGTCCAAAGTGCTGCGGTGTTGGAATAGAAAAACCCATCTGCTGCACCGAACTCCATACAGGTCTTACTACCTGGACCAATCAGGTAGAAGATGGCTTGAATGACGGCATCCTCACCGGACTGAGAGTACTTATCCCAGGAGGCAAACTCATCTTTTACGTAGGAGGTGAAGGTCTGCTTCATCGTAGCAAGATTCCCTTCTTGGGCCTAGCCCTCAACTGGTCTGTCTCATTGATCAGAGACATGTTGACATGTGAATCAGATATCGGATTCACGGCATTGTACATGTACAATGTCTCATCTAGAAATCTGAAGTTACGATGGGCCATCTCTAGCATCGGGGCCATGATGGCAAAATCATAACCACCCCTAAACCACTCACCATTATCGTTCTTCAAGTCCGCCTCTTCGATCTCATCAAATAGGAATCTACGAAATGTCAGAGGGTGATTGAAGTAATTACCAGAGTGTCTGTAACCTCTATCGTCCAAAACCTCTTGCGGATAGGCTGAAGCCCTCACTTGGCCGGTATTCACCGGAAACGGATCGTAGTTCCCATAGGTCAGCCAAACCTGCGGATCTGAATAGACCTCAGCGAATCGCTCAAAGATACGCTCATGAGGAAGAAAATCGTCCCCATCCAAAAGGAAGATCACATCCTCTGGACTGGGATTCAGCACCCTTACCCCCATCCAGATATTGTAGGGACACTTTAGGTTCTTGCTGTTCCTCAGGAATGAGAACCCTCGGCCTACACACTCCGACGCCGCTAGGTCAGTATATCCAGCCTCTGTAGATCCATCATCTATGACTAAAACATTAGACGGCTGAACAGTCTGAATTGATACGGATTCCAAACAACGAGTAATCCATTCCTTGCAGTTAAATGAGGGGATCAACACATGGATGTCAGACATTTTTCCTCACGTACAGTGCGTCGCCCCATCCTTGATCCCCGACCCAAAACGTCTCAACCCTAGTGAATTCCTCTAGGAACGAATCTAGGTCTCGAACCTGAGTACAATTCTTATACACCTCCGCCTTGTTAACCTCTGTCAGAATGTAATCAATCTCTGGTAGCAGATTTACAGCACCCTTCAATGCTGGCAACTCTGCACCCTGTAGATCTAGGTTAATGAGGTTTATCTCCCGGATGTTATTTTCCTTTATGATGGAATCAATAGTCCTTGTCGAAAGCTTTACTTGATCAACGAAGCTGACATCCGGAGCAAATACCTTATGCGTTCCGAACTCGTAGATCGACGAACTCATCCCATCGTAATTGGTTATGAAGAAATCCTTTTCAACCCCATCCTCCTCGAAAATAAGCGCCTGGATGACCCTCTGCTTAGGGTACGGACGTAGAGCGAAGGTGAGTTTGTCAATGCCCTTCGGATTACCCTCGACCCACCATACGTTCTCAACCCCATAGGCGTCATACAGATGCGCCTCCTCTGCCAGATGTGCGCCAACGTGCAGAACCCCAGTAATGGGTTTAGTAAAGTATGTCTTAACTAACTCATCCCATTCTAGCAACATCTCAAACTCCCCCTTGAGTGGGATCAGCTACCTTCACCCAGTGGTCTGGAAACAGGATACTTGAATCAACATGGGATAATCTCTGCCCGAACCAGTTATCCGGATAGATCGGATGTGGGTCGTCAGATAGAAACGCACCCCACCAAGAATAAGTTGAATTGCTTATGATGTGTCTATGGCACCTAGACATCAGAAACAGGTCACCCCAATCAACCGGGCCTTCAGTCCTATACTGAGAAGGGATGGGTGACCTAATAACACCAGACCCAATGAAGCCAACATCCAGACCCAATTGTGGCACTAGGATGTTTGAGCACCAGGAAGGATCGTCCGAGAACACAGCAACAGACCCAACTGGACCAACCTGTTCCACGGCGTCGATATAGTACTGGATACTACGAACGGGGTGGAATTCCTGATGCTCAAGGATGTCCCCTCTGCGAACATGGATAGAGAGGATCGGATCAGGAAGTCTCTCAATCACTTCTAACTCAGGAGCTAGAACCTCCAGTGCACTTTCTGATGGAGCAAAGTAAGACCTGATTGTCTCCTTGATCCCATCAAACAAGCTGACCTTCTGTAGGTAAATTCTCTCACGCTCATCTATCTCTGGAACCAAATCAACAGCCTGCGTCTGTAGTGCATCGAAAGACTCAAAGAACCTTTCTGGAATGGAGAAAAACGGAGCATAGTCCCACGCCGGGAACCTCGGCTCCAGCCCACGAGATTCAGCCAGGCCGACCGTAGAAGCAATCTGGAAAAGCTGATTCCCGAGCCTGCCTACATTGCCCAAGTCTGGAAACGTTACGACCACGACAACCTCTCATCTACCCAGCCGTACTTAGCTCTGTATTCGCTATTCAGAAGTTCACGGTTGAGAGCATACTCCGGCGAACCGAACGTCGTCTCGTTAGATACTGGGTGCCAAAGGTGGTAGATGTTCCCCTGCACACGTTCGTGTGCTGCATACTCATGATCCAGCTTCAGTCTGAATGCCACATCCTCTTCACCCCAGCCTACGAATCGTTCATCGTGTCCACCGAAATTACTGTAGGTTTCCTTCTTGAGGACGGCCAAGCCAGCCCAGGAAAGGAGGCGGTGGTCCCACTCATAATCTGCCGGGTCTTTCGTTCCACTCAGTGCTGTCGGGTCTTTCGTTCCACTCAGGACGTTTTCAGTGTCACCCATGGTAAGATTGAAGTATACATCATAAGGAATCACCCATGTCTCACTTTTAGAGACAATATCTAGAGCGGTTCTTATTTGGGACTCCGGAATCACCACGTCGGCATCAGCTAGAATGATCAATTCAGATGTAGACTCTCCGACACCAACATTCCTGGCGTGGGAAAGATTGAACACTGGTGAATCATCCCTACCTATGATCACCTTCATTCCAAATGACTTCCACATCTCAAGAACGAAATCCAGAGACCTGAGCCTCCAGATATCGGTAGTCTCACCCCACCATGGAATGATTACATTGACATCCGCTGGATCAATCATGCTCAATCCCATGTGCATCACAGAAAGCTCTGAAGCCTCGCTGACCTATGTAGTAATTCTCCGATTGGGAACCAACAGGAGAAGCCTTGTGCCATTCGTGGATCATCTCCGCTTCACCAAGATACCAGACCTCGTAGCCATGATCTCTCACATGATACGAATAAAGCGTCTCTTCGTAGAAGTGTGGAAATGGTGGGAAGGCACCAGTCGACTCCGGGAATTGCTCCTTGAAGATCTCGCACTCCATCATTTCATTCCACACCGACCTCTTCGTGAAGTAGGCCGAGCCTGAAACCGATACCGCCATCTGGTTGTTTCTAAACTCGTTGGAAACCCTTTGATGCCAACCTCGCATCGAGGGATGAGTATTGGAACCAAAAATACCTGCGTGAGTAGCCTTCCCCGAACTCGAATACTGCAATGGGCCTACGACACCAACTGAGTTGTTCTCATCTAGGAATCGAATGCAGGAATCAACACATTTATGGTCAATGAATCTTGTATCGGCATTGAAGAACGCTATATTCCTACTCGGCTCACCGATCGACGCAGCGATGTTGCAAGCGCGTGCGTAACCCCAGTTCTCTTCCAATCTCACCAACTCATTCCCCTGGGGGGAGAACCAATCTCCTGAGCCATCGGGGTCAACGTCGACAATAGTGAGTGCGGTGGCGTACTCTCTAGAAGCGAACTCCATATAGGAGTCAACAAATGCCTCAAGTAGCTCATAGGTTCGATAGTTAACAACTATGAGCTTTAGGTCGATCAAAATCCGACCCTTTCATCTACACACGAAAGCATCCACTTCTCCATGACGTGCTTATTCTTCACGCGACCATCGAACATGAACTTTCCACCTGCTGACTGAACAGCACGAGACCAACCCAAGTCTTCGCCATTTCTATGGAACTCGTAATCGATGCCATAGGCGAGTGGCGACATCAATTTTGCAGCCATGATTATATCACACGGTGACTCATGGTTCGCATCATATCGGTAGTACCGTTCAGTACCTGGGATCCAGATCCCCATACTGGGAACACCACCACCAATTGGTGTCATGTAAGTTGATAACCCTACTGCCCAGATGTCGCCGCCGATAAGCTCCAACGCGCTGGAGATGGCCTTCGGTGCCAACAGGATATCTGAGTCAAGAGAAAGAAAGAAGTCCGGAGCAATAGACCGGACCTCTTGAAGTAGAGCATTCCTTTCCTTGACCATAGTGACGTATCGATCTGCGTTCCAGAGTCGTCCATCGGGTGGGATCGTTTCCTCGGTCAAATGCACGTGAGTCGGCGTTTCAAACGAAAGAAGAACATCAACGTCGGAACCTACCGGTGCCACAAAGAGCAACTCCAACTCGCAGTCATCTACATTGGCCACCGCTGCCAAAACATGCTTATACCAAAGTGGTAGAATCCACGACCTGTTGACAACAGGACAGCCTACAAGCAACTTCATGTGTTCCTCTTCAGCGGAAGAAATCCTGCCTCATCCATCAACCTCATGAACCCAGGAACGTCCATGATGATAAACCAATTTTCCGGTTTGGGCTTACCCTTGGGTCGAACGGCGATATGTCCTGTGTCTGCACCATCGTTTTTGATCTCAGCGAGTAATTCTCTCATCCACTCAGGGATCTTGAGTACACCACCAGACTTGACTTCACTCACAACTCGCCAACGTCGGCCATCCTCGTTTATCCCAACCCACCCGGAGATATCGCCCCTATCCTCAGCACCATTCTGCCGACGGCGCTCAGCAAAGGGGACACCATTATCAACAAGAAATTCGACCCAAGAATTCTCGGTTTCCAACCCTTTATTCTTGGCAGTAGAGGGCTTCATCTAGGTAGACTCAATACTCTCTACGTCGTCCCTGATAGAGGCTGCCATTTCCTCTAATCGTTTAGAAGTGTACTTCTTCCTGTCTGCAATTTCCGCTTCGACTTGAGACGTTGAAAGCCTCAGTTCCAAAACCAGAGTGTCTGACACCGTATTAGGAGAGAACGCTTCAGGAAGCCATTCCTGAACCTCGTCGGCCGCTAGATAAAGAGCACGTTGTACCATCCTGACAACGGCTTCTTTCTGCTCTGGGAGAAGAGATGAGAATACCCTTAACGACTCATTCACATTCTTGAACCATTCAAAACGATTTTCAAGAAAATCCTCCGGCGTCCACGTCTCCTTGGTACACCTCAACTCAACTGGACCCAACTGCATACATGCATGTTACCGACGACAATGCGGTTGGTTGACCATAGAATCTAGGAGATTGGCCCCCAGCCCTCCATCTCTCGCCTGATTTCCTCCAGGTCATACTGGAGATCGCTCGGCATGGCGATCTCAAACTCACGTAGCTCCTTGAATGATTCTGGATTCAACACTCGGTCAGAGAGTGCGACATCCCCAATCCTGAACAGTCCCATTATCTGAAACTTCACCAACCCTGCGTTGAGTGCATCCTCCGGAGAAATCTCGTCAGACATGATTTTCTCTACGATGTCCTCGGAATCAGGTTCTCCCGCGATAACTACATCATCAACGTAGAGACCGATCTTCTCTAGCTTCTCTATGAGGGTAGTGCCTATCTGTTGAAGTTCGTCCATGCAGGCACCCTAGACCCACCACCTGCTGATGTCAAGGATTACACCGGCGCTGGTGGGAGTGCCCAGTTCCCCCACCAGCGCCAGACCGCATCAATCCAGCGGACCTCCGCCACCGAACCCGACCTCAGGTGCCAACTTCTGGTTGACCTCATGCGGCTTATAGATGCCAAGATAGGTTGCTATGGTGGCGACTAGTGAGATTCCCCAAAGTGCAACAGTGTTCCATGACAGAACAGCATATCCACTATCGGTAAGATTTGCATTTAGCAATGTGGCAGCACCTGTTGCAATCAACAGGACGATCTGCTTTACCTGGGCGCTTGCTGAGTACTTGGTCACAAGACCAATCACCAGCGGAAGAACCAGGGACAAGATGAATGTCACTGCTAGTGGCTCAATTTTCATTTTGACTCCTCGGCTATCACGGCATCCCTATAACGACGCCGATGCTCGTTGAAGGTTGGTCCCCACGGGATTTGATCTGGCTCATATAAACAACGGAATGTATGGCCCTTCTTCTCAATAATACCCATGGCAACGAACTCTGTGATGATGGTTGAGACCCCTTGATAGGTGATACCAAGCGGTTCAACCATTGCTCGTTGCGTTTCGAGGAGAACACCATTCCTATCACAATGATCATAGAGAATGCGATAAAAACGTTCTCGATCTTGAAACTTTGGAGAGTTCTCATAGATCAGCGGGTTCATGACACGCATCCTCATAGGTATCAACCAGGATAGCCGGTTTTACCGGATAGAACTCACCGGCAACACCCTTGATCACCCAATCCAATGATGAGGCGCACATTTCACCTTCCAAGGTCTCAATCACGACAACCCTAGTGCCATTGAGAACATCAACCCGTCCACCACACCAGTCTGCAATCTCCGCAGCGGAAACTGCCGTACCATCGAACCTAGCGGCCTCCACAACCACAGGCTTCTTCCTTAGCCTATGAATCTCCATACTTCTCCTTGAGGTTCTGGTATATGGTCCTCTCTCTTTCTTCGATTCTCTTTGCTTGATTGAGTTCTTCCTCCAACTGCTTCTCCATCTCTTCATCAGTGCAGGGTCGATATCCACAAACAGATATATCTACTTCAACATCACCATCGTAGGATGGATATCCTATTATATCAATATCCAGCCTCTCCGGATCACACCCTAACGAGAGAAGCCTATCCCTGGCTTGAGTCAGGCTCAGGATACACGACTGAAGGGATCCGGTCAGCTCATAGGTTGAAAAGTTGATCTGCTCAATCTCACATCTTTGCGACATCGCTGTCTCCGATCGTGCAGCTAGGGGAAATCCAGAGCATTTCCTTTTTCCGATTCTGGTGATTTCCGGACTGAGCCTGCGAGGCTTTCGTTGTGGAGTACGCAGAGTTGGCAGTGTAGCTCACCCGACGCCAAGACGACGGCATCAAATCGTCGTGTTCATCAATGTACCCAGCTAGGACGATCCTATATCTAGGATCAGACTCCTTCGATAAACACCATTCTCTGACCTTATGCGAGATGGTGTCGTCATCTACACGATAGAGATCAGATGTTCGAACATCACCAAGGTATGGTGGGTCCAGAAAGACGCCTACCGACTTTCCGTAATTCGTAGCGCCATTTGTTACAACGCGCGACCAATCACCACAACAAACTCGCACGTTACGTAAACGTTCCGATAGTTGATTCATGTACTCCAAAATACCTTGACCTGCGTCACCCAGATGGGGTAGCTGCCTGTTCACACCTTGGCCTGCGTCACC